GCTGCGGATGAATGACCTTGAGAAATGCCGTCAGGCGTCGGTCGATCCGGGAGTTTTTGTCGATCATCGTGAGTCGATCAATTACCCAGCATGGTCGCAACTTCCGGCTGCCCGGGCGCTCGTCATGACGCTCATGGTAATGGTTCAGGGAGAACGACTGGGGCGGGCGCTGGTTTCTCGCTTGCCTCCGGGAAATCGCATCCTGCCGCACAAAGACATCGGAGGGGATCTCACGAAGTACTACGACAACGAGCCGTATTACTCGCGGTTTCACCTGTGCGTGCAGGGATTGCCGGGCTCTCTCTTTCGCTGTGAAGAGGAAGAAGTCTGCATGAGAACCGGGGAAGCATGGTTCTTTCGGAACGATCTCGAGCACGAAGTCATCAACAACAGCGCCGATGACCGCATTCACATCGTCGCCGACATTCGCACGAGTCACTTTAAATGATTACTTTTGCGGTGGAGTCTCTGACCGAACACTTGGAAGAGATGAAGCCGCTTTTTCCTCTTCACTGGGAAGAGCTGGCGCTCGACAAAGGCAATGTGCCGCTCGATCCGCAGTATGACATCTACCTGCGACGAGATGAGCATGGCGAGGTTCTCTTCGTCGCCGGTAGAGAGCTGGGCCTGCTCGTCGGCTACTTCGTCGGCTTCATCGCGCCTGGTCTGCACTACAAGACATGCCTAACGCTCACGATGGACATCTTTTACGTTCATCCTGATTACCGAGGCCGAGGCGCGGGGTTGCAGCTTTTCAAAGCCGTCGAACAGGAAGCCAAGCGCCGGGGAGTACAGCGCATGTTCATGGGCTCGAAGCTGCACAGGGATACGAACTGGCTTTTTGAAAAGCTCGGCTACACGCCGGTTGAAACTTATTATTCGAAGTACCTGGGAGCAGAGTAATGGCACCGAATGAGGAGCAGCGAACATCGTAGCCGCCGCCATAGTCGGAGGTGCTGTTGTCGGTGCCGTCGGCAGCAACATGGCGGCCAAGAAAGGCGCCAATGCGCAGACAGGCGCCGCCTCAGATTCTATTGCCTTCCAGCGTGAATCACGCGATCAGGCACTCGCCCTTCAGGCGCCATACCGTCAGGCATCCTACGCAGCTACGGCCGCACTGATGGACATGACGGGTTTGTCCCGTGGCACACCATCAGGTCGAACGATCGATCTTGCGCAGAATCCCTCGACGGGTGTTTTCGAAACACCAAACCTTGCCGATTATCCCACCTACGATTTCAAGACTGATCCCGGATACGCATTTCGGCTCGCCGAGGGCGACAAGGCGGTTCAGAACTCGCTAGCCGCGAAAGGCGGCGTTCTTTCTGGAGCGGCAACTAAGAGCGCGCTTCGATACGCTGAGAATTACGCGAGCCAGGAATATCAGAACGTATACAACCGCATCGCGGGAATTGCTGGATTTGGCCAGACCGCAACGAATGCCAGTACCAACATCATCCAGCAGACTGGTGCGAATGTGGGGACTGCATTGACGAACGCGGGGGATGCCCGTGCGTCGAGCTACATCGCGCAGGGTAACGCGTGGAGTAACGCGATCAATCAGGCCGCCATGGGGTATGCGATGTACGGGAACAGTGGCAACAACGGCGGTAGCGGCGTGTATGGCATGAACTACACGCCAAAATATGGAGGGCTCTCCTGATGCCATACGATATCGCCGCAGGACAGATTCTGGCCCAGCCAGTCAGCGCGTTCTTTCAGGGTCGTGCACTACGTCTGTCGCAGGATTCTCAAGAACAGCGCATGGCGCTTGCCAATGCTGAGAACACGCGCGCACAGGAATCTCACGACACCCAGCAGAAGCAGGCGCAGATTCAGTTCGGGGAAGTGCAGGCAAAGAAGGTCTACGCCGCTTCTCAGCAGGTGATGGCCTCCGATAATCCGAAGGCACTCGTCGAGCAGCAGTTTCCGGAGTTCATCAAGGACTATCAGGCTCACGGGCGGGACTGGTCGACGGTTGATGACAACACGGTAAAACAACTCGCCCAAGGTGTTGGCGCACATGCCGCAGCGGAACTCGGCATCACGCCAGTGAAGGGCGATGAATACACCCTGAAACCTGGCGAGAAGCGTTATCAGGGAACGAAGGAAATCGCTGCAGTTCCGGACAAGCCGGATGCGATTACAGCTTACCAACAGGCGCAGCTCGGCAATGACAAACAGCGACTGCAGCTGGAGCAAGCCAAGTTGGACTGGGAAAAGAGCAAGCCGGCAGCGGGGACCGCGCCCCCATCGGGCTACCAGTGGAAAGCTGACAAGAGCGGCCTTGAGCCGATTCCCGGCGGCCCGGCTGATCCCAATACCACCTCAACCGGCATGGATTCTCGTAGCTCCGTGATGTTCAACCGCGTAGCGTCCTCAGCGCAGGCGGCTACGAAAGCGATTCAGAACATCATGGAGCTTCCTGTCACGAGCAGCTCCGGATGGTTTGGAACTGCTGAACCCGGTCACGGCCTCATGCAGTCGGGTAAGAATGTTCTGGCTCAGAAAGTCACGGGGCAGGAAGCGCAGGATTTCAAGACGATGGTCGCGGGGGTCTCGCGCAACCTCTCGACCATTGAGACGGCGGGCCTTGCTCCGAACGGCGCGATCACCAACTCGATGAACAACGTGCTGCTGGGTGAAGGCGATACGCAGATGACGAAGCTGCGCAAGATGGCCGAGATGCGCCAGATTGTGGAAGAGAACCTGAAGCCGCAGCTTGCGAATCCGAAACTGGCTCCCGCTCAGAAAGACCTGATCCGCAGCATCATCGGTGATGTGCAGAAATCTGTTCCCTTCACACATCACGACATCACCATGCTTCAGCAGTCGAAGAACTCCAAAGCCACGATTGCCGATTTCGCCACTCAGCAAGGGTTACCGACCGCATCTGGAGCTGATGCTTCAAAGGGACCGGTGCAGGTGAAAACGCCTCAGGAGGCCATGGCACTGCCTTCCGGTACACATTTCGTTACGCCCGACGGACGAGTGAAGGTGCGTCCCTGATGGCTGATGCATGGGACCAGTTCCCCGATGCGCCGACATCTGCTGCACCAGACACATCAGGCAATGATCCATGGGCGCAGTTCGCTGATGCAAAGCCACGCTTCGGCACTGGCCGCAGCTTCGACGTTACGGAGAGCGGGCTTGTTCCGAGCGGTTCTGCGGCCGCACATGAAGCGGTGACTCCAGACGGAGGTGCCGCGCGTCATATCGCGCTCATCAGTCGAGCTGCAGCGGAAGGCGTCATCAACACGCTGGCCCTGCCGCTCGACATGAAAGAGCAACTGATCGGACCGATCAGGAATGCGATCGGTAAGCAGCTTGGACTCCCGGATATGCCGGACATGACGATCAGTTCCCTGACGCGCAAAGGGCTCGATGCGGCGGGTGCTTACAACCCCGAGACGCCGGTTGAGCATATGGAGACCGCCGTAACTCGCGGTACTACTGCCGCATTGACGGGCGGCGCATTGGCAAATGCTGCACCGCTTGCGATGAGTCAGATCCCGAATCTCGTGCGCACGGGAGTCGCTGGCGCCAGTGGTGCCGGCGCCAGTGAGATTGCGCGCCAACAGGGCTACGGACAGGGCGTGCAACTTATCGCCGGTCTTGCCGGTGGTTTTGCGCCGATGGCGGTTGAGGAAACTCTGCGGGGCGTGGGACGGGCGGCGTCGAATATCGTTGCCCCGCTTACCCGAAGCGGGCAGGAGCGCATCGCTGGCAATGTAATGGCGAATCAGGCCCGAGATCCGATTGGAGCTATTGAAAACCTGCAAAACGCTGACGAAATCGTTCCGGGGTCGGCCCGCAATACGGGCGAGGCCTCGAAAGACATTGGCCTTATGGCGCTGGAGAAGGGCGTACGCGGGCGGAGCCCCGCCCCCTTTGGCGAGAGAGTGTCAGAGCAGAATGTCGCGCGACAGAAAGCGCTGGGAGATCTGGCGGGCACTCCTGCGGATATTGCCGCCATGCAAAATACCCGCAATGCCGAAACTGGCGCCATGCGGGAGGCGGCGCTGGGGAATCCTGTGGGTGGCACGATCGGAGCCCCCGTCAACATCGTGGCAGACAAGATTGACGCAATTCTCGCAAGCCCGATCGGCAATCGGGATATTCCTTCGGCCGCGCTTAAATGGGTGCGCGACAAGCTCGATGGCGAGACCGACCCAAGCCAGCTCTATGCGATTCGTCAGGACATCGGGGATGCCATGGCGGGCAAGCTCGGCGGGGATGCAGCGAAATTCAGGCTTGCCCGTAAGGAGCTGCTGGACGTTCGCTCAAGTCTCGATGATGCCATCGAGTTTGCAGCGCCTGGATTCAAAGCCTACCTGCAACGCTATGCAGAGATGTCCAAGCCAATCGATCAGGCCAAGATCATTCAGGAGATTCAGCGCCGCGCCCAACTGACATCCGCCGATGTCACGACAGGGCAGCAGTTTCTTGGGACGTCCAATTTTACGCGCGCATTGGATGTAGCCCTTCAAAAAAAGGGCGGACAACTCTCCGAGCAGCAGCTGGAGAATCTCAACGCTATCCGGACCGATCTTCAATATGGGCAGACGCTCAACAGCGCACTCATCAAGGCGCCAGGTTCGGACACATTCCAGAATCTTTCGATTGCGCAGGCCATCGGTGCAGGCGGGAAGAATCTGCCAGGGTTTGTGAAGGTGCTCACGAAGCCAGTCGATTGGCTCTACAAACTCGGCGGATCGGACGAAGGGGTCAACGAGGCGCTGACGAGAGCAATGCTAGACCCGAAGCTTGCAGCACAGATGCTGCAGCGGGCAACACCTCAACGAATGGCCCAGTTCTCCGAGCGCTTGAAAGCAGCTGGAGTTGGCGCAACCGCCGGATCGGTGGCTGAACAGTCAGGCAACGCTCTGTAACTACGACTCAATGCTGGTGATTCATTGAACCGCCTTCGGGCGGTTTTTTATTTGGGGATCATGAATGGCAACTCTCTTATGCATGCCGCGGCTGTCCTATCTGGATGCCAACGGCACACCGTATCCGGGAGCGCTCGCAAGCTTCTATCTGAGCGGCACCAGCACGCCAGTCATCGTGTATCACGACTCGGATTTGACGATTGAACATTCAAACCCGGTAGTAGCTGAAAATGATGGATATTTCCCAGCGATCTATACATCTGCAACCACCGCACTAAAAGTCGTAATGACGGATAGGGACGGTGGGAATCCACAGGAAACGGACCCTGCAAGCCCTCTCATCCTAAGTTCCGCAGAGGTGGCTGGGAGCCTGGATTCACTCAAGATCACGGACGCCGAGATTGCGGCTTTGGTGACGCCGGTTAACTCCGCGTACCCGCCACTGCATCCCTTCCGCTATGGCGTTGCGGGCAACGGCCTTACCGATGACACGAACGCCCTCAACAACTGGGTGGCAGTCCTGAATCAGGCTGGGTCGGCGATCATCGATCTGCCGTTCGCAACCTACCTGTGCGGACCGCTCAACACGGTCACGGCTTCCGGTATCGAGATCCGCGGCAACGGATCAACCTTCAAGGTCAAGGCCAATAGCTGGAGTCTTGTTGGGGACGGCTCGACGCATCTGCTCTTTACGGGCGACAGAGTGAAGATCGCAGGTTTGACCGTCGACGGAAATCAATCTGCCTTTATCGCTGAGCCTGTTGGGCGGCTTATGCAGTTTGCCGATACGGCATCCGATATTGTAATGACCGATGTAGTGCTCACGAGAAGTCCTGCGGTCGGGCTGCGTGACTACTCCACCGGTACCAGATTCACACGCTGCCATTTCGATGACAATGCGGGGCTTGGTTCTGAGCACATCGCCTCATCCTATGAGACATTTATCGGTTGTACTTGGAATAGGAACGGCTACGGCTATCAGCTCACCTTGAGCACGAGCGGCTTTATCGCCTTCGGCATGGCGATTCGTTATCGATCTCATCACATCACGATTATTGCAGGCGAGGCACAAGAAAATGGCCGCGATGGGCTGAACGTCAACCAGGGAAGCTATGCGATCAAGTACATCGGGTGTCTGTGCTGGCAGAACAATGACGGTGGTTTCACACTCGCGGCTGACGACAGTGGCACAGGCGTTTCTGGTGAGGCCGAGACCTGCTACGACATCGAGTACATCGACTGTGAGGCGTACGACAACTACGCCTCTGGGATCGCCTCCTACGATCCCTCGCACAACGTCACGGTCAAAGGCGGTCGGTACTACAACAACGGTCGAGCGCTGGGAGTCCTTGCGTTCGCCTCGAGCTTCCCGAACGGCATTTACTTTTCGGCCGGGTCGACCAGCATCAATGTGGATGCCAAGTGCTACGACGATCGACAGCTGCGGCCCATCACGGCCGCGTCCGGAACGTCCCCGCGTGTCATCACCGCCACCGGCTGGACTTCAGGGCTTTCCACCAGCTACCCGCGTGTAGCGCTCTACAACGCGAACAACGTCTTCCAAGGCTACGGCACGATTACCACCGACTCTGCCGGCTCGGTGAGCATCACCACCACTGCCAACAATGGGGTCACACTCGCCAGCATCGTGAGTGGCTGGCAGATCTCCCAACGCGTCCAGCATAACGGGGTGTTCTTCGACAACAACGTGAACGGCGTCATCAAGGTGGACGGCTTCGGCTTTCTGCCGGGCCCCGTGGATTACACCGGCTTCAAGGCGATCTCGGGCTATCTCGCCAGTGGCCAGAACGTGCTAGTTCCGGATTGCCCGCTCGATTACACCGAGCTGCTGCTGAATCCGACCTTCGATGCGGATGTTACGAACTGGACTTTTTCGACGCCCGGCGGCGGCTCGTCATCCCGGCACACGGGAGCAAATCGCAAGAGTCCGGCATCTTTGGTGCTCGTCGGCGGAAGTAGCGCAGCAAGCGGGGATTCGACGCTCATCACGGATGGTCTGAAATATGCCCTCGGGGCCTTCGTGGAACTTTCCATGTGGGTCAAGGCCGATGCGGCTGCGGATGGCTCCATAACTCTTTTCTGGACGGACGGATCTACTTTCTCAAGCGGCGTGAATCATCCCGGCGGCGGCTGGAAACTGCTCAAAGTTGGCGGATTCATTTCCTCTACGGCAACGGATCTCCTCGCGCGTGCGAGCGCCGCCATTGGGAAGACTGTCTATTTCGACAATGCGACCTTGAGGGCGCGAGTTCCGCATATCGACAACAACGACTCTGCGCCGTCGTCCCGGTATTTGGCGCAGTGATGAGAGAATAGAAAAGCTAGACGGGGAAGTCATGCCGAACGCACAAACCGAAGAGGTTCCATTTCTGGGCGCCATGGAACGTGACCCGGAAGTCGAGACCACGAAATTCAAGTTCTGGCTGGACGCGCGCTTTGCTGCGCTAAGGGGCGTGCTCGAGGGTCTGAAGCAGCAGGAGCGGGGTCCGAAGGACTATCCGGAAAATGACTTAGAAAGGGGCATTCGCATCGGACGTAGCATGGCCCCTAGGTTCTCGAATGGCGACAGTGACGGGGACAAGGGTGACAGCATCAAGCGCTGGCACCTTGTACTGGCCGTTGTTGCGGTTGTGGTGGGCGTGGCAGGCCCCGTAATCGGAGCCGCATGGTCGCTATCCATGCAGATTTCTTCCCAGTCGGCCATGATCTCGAACATCCGTGATCACCAGAGGGAACAGGATGAACGAGCCACCCGTGTCGAACAGCAGCTCCAGCAGCTCTCCCGTGACAGACGATAGACCCACTCTGATTCGCCATCACGACTCGCCGAACGAATCGATCACCGGTAATACCGGGCCCGTCGCGACAGGCGGAAATGCAGAACTGCATGACCGTACCGGACTGTACCTTGCCATCATTGCGTTCGCGTTCTCCGTGATGGCATTCGGCATGGCGATAGTCTTGCCGATGGTCTATAGCGAGCGCATGGAATCGCTGCGAGACCGAGTGCAGATTGCCGAGCGCAATTCCGCACTAGCCCGTGAGGATATACGTGTCATGCAACAGGCCCTCGCCGCACGCGGCATTCAAACCGACCCACATGCACAGGAGAAAAAGTAAGTGAGCCACAGCATTGTGATCATTCAGAATTCGCTGCTCGACATCTTCGATCCAGCCAGTACTGAGTATGCAGGCGTCCGCGATCACTACACGGATGCGGAGCTTGTCAAGATCGATGCGCTTCGAGCACGTCCAGTTCCAGCGGCCTTCTCATTCTCGGACCGACTCTTCATCTGCTGGGCTATCGATAAGGCCGTGATGAGTGCTGAAGATCCGTGAGCCCAACCGAAGTTGGCCAAATCCTGACTGGCGCTGGTGTGCTCATTGCGGCGCTTGCCTCCCTGTGGAATGTGCAGGTCAGTCGCCGCAATAGCCGCAAGATCGATGAGGGGACGGCGGTCTCTGCCTCCAACAGCGATAAGCTCGATGCCTCACACGTGCAGATGAATCAGCGTATGGACGAACTGATAAACCTGAACCGAAAGGACGCCACAGCGATCGAGAAGCAGCGGAGGATGGACGAACGGTGATCTCCAGTACACAGCTCGCCATCGCACTCCCCCATGCCACGGCAGACCGCATCGAACTTTTCGTCCAGCCGATAAATGATGCCTTCGATCACTTCTCGATCAGCACCCCCATGCGGCAAGCCATCTTCCTTGCGCAGATCGCGGTAGAGAGCGGCAGTCTTCATTACGTGCGGGAACTTACCGACGGGAGCGCTTATGAAGGTCGTGCAGATCTCGGTAATACCGAGCCAGGTGACGGCCCTCGATTCCTTGGCCGAGGGTTGGGGCAGATCACTGGGCGACGAAACTACACGGTTTGCGGTATTGCACTCGGCCTCGATCTACTGGCGCAGCCTGAACTACTCGAGCAGCCCGAATATGCAGCCCAGTCGGCTGGCTGGTATTGGTCGACGCATGGCCTGAGCGCTATTGCCGATGCGCACAAGTTCGGTACCGCCTGCAAGGTTTGGAATGGCGGTTGGAACGGCATCGACGATCGCATAGATCATTTCATCTATGCGCGAAAGGCGCTGGGGATTACGTGAGTAAAACAAAGCTCCTAGATTGGGCGGAACTCATCGATAGCTGGAGAATCTTCCCGCGTCTGTTCCTGATCGGCTGTTTCCTCTGGACCGTGGAAGTCACTCATTGGCTTCTGTTCTGGTACATCGCCTTACCCAAGGAAGACCGCGGCATCGAAGCATCTGGATTCGCGAGCATCGTTTTTGTCGCGGTGCTGGGATTCCTGAAGATGGTGTTTAGCGAATACTCGGCCAACGGTCGAGACTGGAACCAGCAGCCGACCTCGACGCGCACCACCTCCGCCAGCACCATTACAACCACGGTACAACCCTGATGTGGCTTGGCCTACTCGCACGATTCTGGCCCATCCTCGCGGGCGCCATGGCCCTCATCGGTGCGGCCCTATGGGTGAATCACGCAGGATACAAATCCGGCTACGCGGCTTCTGAGGCTCACTGGCAGCCACTGTTTTCGGCCGCGGCGATCGCACGCGACGAAGCCAATGCTCGTGCAGCGTTGCTGGAAGCTGCGAGCACTGCTCAAACACGGGAATTGGAGAAGCAATATGCCGAGGCCCTCTCATCGCTCACCCTCCGTAGTGCTGGCGCTAATAGGCGCATTCATGATCTCAGCATGCGCATCGCAGCAGCCAGTGCCTGTCGTGAGCCGGTGTCCGGAGTGGCCGGAAGTGTCACCGGAGATGCTGACGCCGCCGAAAGGGAAAGCCGCGCTACAGCGGCTGGAGACAGCATTACAGGAACTGGCACCGACTGCGAAGCCGATGCAGCCAGAGTCGAGTTCTGGACGAATTGGTACAGAGAGCAGCGAGCGATAAGACTACAATAGATAGATGCTCACCAATCCCGGCGATGTTAATGGCAGGCTTACCGCCGTGAAGCGGTTGGCAGGAGATAACTGGCTTTGGAGGTGTGCATGCGGCACAGGAAGGACACCTGACGTCGCTACACTAATCACTCAGACTCTCGCATCGTATCGGCCCAGAACCGCAGGGCCCGTCTCGGGCCCCAGCCAATTAGCACGAAGCCGCACACGATCCCGCAGAGCGCGATAATCGGGAAGATCAAAAGCATTCTCCATAATGCTATCGCCCACGGCATTTTAGGGCCTTCTGGCTCATACTCGTGATTTTCGAGGTTTCCCTGTTGCGGGAAGTCTTGCGGTTCCATCGTCGTTATCCTTTGCCCTGTCTCGGGCTTTGATTCTCAGCTAGGATGTTAGCCGGCGTACATCTGCGCTTTTAGGCCGCGCAGCTCGGCTAGCCGAGTCTCGTGACGGCACTGGCCTTCGTGTACCGATACGACAAGGCGATAGCGCCGCTCATTCCACCAAGCCAGCCCGAGGGCCCGGTCTATCTCGCCGGGGATGTTGCCGACGTTCAGCGGCTCTTTGGCGAAGACCTTTACCTGCTTCGCGAGATCTATCATGCGCTGGCACTTCGCGATTTCTTCGTCGATCGTCATGGGCTTCTATCCTCGACGCACTGCGCGTTTGAATGCTTCGCTGTCGTCAGTCTCCCCATCACCGCGTGCACCATAGTGGCGAACGTCATTCTTCGGCCAGCGCAGCCAGCACCAAGCCCGCCAGATGATCTCTCTCGACGGCGTTGCTCCGGTTAGACGCTGCGCGCGCCAACGATGATATAGATCGGCCAAGACGAACGGCGCCACGCCGTAGAGTGCGCCGAACAATAGAAAAAGCCCGTCTCTAGCTGTCATGTGGTTCTCGAAGCGGAGCGTTCCGAACGCTCGCGCAGTGCGCAGCTAATCGCGTATTGAAGGTCCCAAAGATCATTGGCGCCACGAAAGGTGACCTGCTCGGCAAAGCTGGCGTTATGGTGGTAAACGACCGTGACCGTCTCGCTGTCCTGATACGTTTTGATTTCGAAGTTGCCAACTTGCTTATTCATGCGCGCTCACTTGTTCCGACAGCCACCCACAATGGCAAAACCACTGGTAGCTCGCGCCAGTTTCCTCAACCTTGGACGCGTGACACTCAGGGCACTCGCGCTGCAGGCCGATGCCGTGATCGCAGTAGCTCGGACCGCCGCAGTGGTAGCGCTGGGCGGAGTCCTTGCCACACGTGCCGCAGTTCGGTCTCATGCGGATCTCACTGCGGCTCCGAGGCCGCGGGAGTGAAAAAGAACTCCGACGCGCGGCTGTAGTCGGTCAGATGCATCGTTCCATAGGGGACTTCCAGTAAGTAGCCCTTTGCCAGTAACGCAGCCATGAATTCATGCTCCTGAAACTGGTAGTCGGCAGCCTGCTCTGGCCGCGTCGAAACGAACTCGTCAAGCTCCGCCTTCGGCGCGAAGTCCTTCAGCACCACGAAGAAACCAGTGACGCCATAGTCTGAATAGCAGCCAGAATCCACGCACAACAGCGTACCGGCTCGCGCCTTATCACTCATGCTTTACTTCCCGGTTCAAAGGAAACTCTTCAAGCGCGCACCCCTCAGCGATCTCCTGCCGATTGTGGCTCTCCGCACTAGCGCGCGTGCAGATGAATGGAGTCGGGTCGCTGACCCAGAACGCGCGGCCCCAGCCATCTTCAGCGTAGTACTTCCCATCAGGACGACGCAGAACCCATCGCTTCATTTCCTCAGCTCTGGAAGCATCTACCGGTTGGGGGCGCAAGTCTCCGTTCCACGATGTGAAGCGGCCCTGCCACGAGTAGTATGATCCCGGCGGCGGGCCGCCACCGAAGATGGAACCACTGAATGGCTCCTGCCGGTTCACAGCCCCCTTGATCGCCTGTGCGCATCCGCGCTCTTTGTCGTAATCGTAGAAGCAGCCCCGCGCCGCGACCTCGTCGGGCATCATGCCGCACAGAACGCATTTCGCGGCAGGCTTTGCTTCCGACCCAGCCAGCCGATTCCATTCGTAGAGGGTCGCGTCCCAGCTGCCCTTATACATCGCTCGTTTGAACGTCAGCTCGTTCAGGATCGATACACCCTCGTTCCATTCGAGGTCCACGATGTAGTTCGGGTCGCCCTTGTCGAGCGCCATGATGAACGAGCGTTTGATCTGCGTGAGGCGCTCGTCTGAGACGCGCTCTGAGCTGGTAGCCATCGGCTCACGTGTCGGTTCGACCTGTAGCAGGTGCTTGATGTCGGCATAGCGTACGAACTCGCCCTCGGCCGATTCGGTCACGCCGGCAAGCTTGCCCGCATCGACGTAGTACCTCTTTACCGGTTCGTGAGCGGCTATCTGCTCGCGCAGGATCTTCGCGTTCTGCTCGGCTGCGTCGAGTTCGCCGCATAACCGCTGCCACTGTCGGCCGACATACTCCCGCGACTCTTCGCTGCTGAAGTAGTCCGCAGGAATATCCAGACTCCGCTCGTTTGTCAGCACGTGAGTGTCTCCTTCATCTCGACGCGGCGTGAGTCCGGGTCATCGCCAATTGGAACGATTGCCCACTTCGGCGTATACCAGTCAGGCTCGCCAACCGGGCAGGGATAGTCATCGAATAGCACCAGATAGTCGCCCTCATCCAGTGGGCCACTGATCGTGCCCACGCTGCCGATTGGTGGAGGCGGCATCCACGCTTCCTCGTCCCACGTTGCAATCGTCATCACTGGCTGTCCGACGTTCATGGCTGTCCCGATGAGTTACCAGCGCCTACAGAGTGAGGCCGGACGCTACCCCGGCTGCCTTGTTTAACTCCAACGGGCCCAACGTGCTTCAAAGGTGGCCCGTGCAGGTCGCCTACACCTGCTTCTCCCTTGTTCAGCAAGGGCGAGATTCCGACGCGGCGCGCGACACGTTCACACGCTGTGTGTCTGCTTTCCACACCGCTCACTCTGTAGGCACTCATGGTTGTTATCCGCGCTTCACTTGTTCGTCAACCTGGCGCTTGATCCCTTCTAGCGCGCCCTGCAACGTAAAGGCGGTCTCTTTGGCCTCAACGTACAATGGCGGATCAGGATAGCGTCCCATGGACCGAGTGAAGTTAATGTCCCACAGCCACGCATAGGAGCCTGTCGGGCCAAGCGAGCGGCTAATCTTTACAGTGCTGTTGTCGTACCCGTCGGTCAACGCAGTGAGTATTTCGTCTGTCGTCATACATCACCCGATTGGTTGATCTGCAAAGCGGCTGCCAGCCTGCCCAGGCTCGTTGCTATCGGTACACGCGAATCGATGGTCGGTCGCACGCGGACAGCGCTTGTTGCCGCACTTTGGGCACACGATCATACGACTTCCCACAATTGGCAAGCCGGTATGTGGATCATTGATCCCATAGCAGCAATTCCAGCACCAGCAGTCAGTCATGAGTCGCTTCCTGTGGTGAGGCAGAGCGTCGTTTCGGCTTGCGAGGCGTCCTGGCCAATGCCTCTTGGATCACCTCTTTGGACGAATACCCTTCCTGATCATCGGGGCCGCAGCTCGCGGCAACGCCCGCACAGTCGTCGCAAAGGTGCATGTCATGCACCATCGCTGGCATCCCGCCGTCAGCGCCGCACATACCCCTGAGAAAGTCTTCGGCCTCTTCGGTGAGAGACCAGCCCTTCGGTCTCATGCTGGCAGGGTCCATTTCGATACGGAACTGCCCGCCGCATCCGTCGCATTCGAACGTAGCTCTCACACAGATAATGCTCACCGCTCATCCTCCCGAGCTGAAGACGTGGGGCCTTGTTGCGCCCGCCAGTCTTCGAGATCGACTCGTGCGGCCTGAATCTTCCCCGCCGCGCGAGACAGCGCCTCACCACGCAGTTCGTCGTATCGTTCGCCAACGATGGTGGAGATAGCGGCGGCCGTTTCTTTGTAGCCAACGCACGCGGCTCCGAGTCGCCATTCCACGCGGACGTCACTGCCGCTGGCCACTTTGAAGTCGAAGCTCTTCAAGGCCTCGTACTCTTCGATGGCGGCGGCTAACTGCCTCAGTCGAATTGACTCACCCACGCTCACCTCCCACGGTTGGAGGACCGCTCACGCTGGTAAGGTCCGTGTATTCGACGGTGCGAAGTGTGTCGTTCGCGCATCCGCAGTCGCAAAGTATGCAGCCGGAAAACAGGGTATGCGTCCCGAATCGATGCCCGCAGACGCACATGCGCGAGTAGTGAGCTTCAAGTCGCGCCGCTCTATCCGATGTGTCGAAGCTACTCACGAGGCGCTCCTGCGCTGACAAATGACGGCTGCTCCAACTTCTCAAGGAACACCATACCGGCTCGGCGATTGCTATCTTCTTCCGGCGCAATGGTCCAGCCGTCCTTCATCAAGCCGTTGGCGAGCTCGTGGGGCACAAGCACGAAACCAATCCGCTTCGGTTTGATCTCGAAGTGGGTGAACCGAAAGCGGAAGAAGTAGCGGTAGTAGATTCGCTGCAGCCAAGCGGTCACTTCGCTTCTCCATTGCCACCGGAGCGCCGCTTCGGCAGGTCCCAATCGGCGAGCTTGCAGAGCCACGCCAGTTGCTTGTCGCTCAGATACGTGGAAAGGCCACGCTCCTTCGCCTTGATGACCATCTCAGCCGCGAAGTCCTGCGACGACTCGCCAACGGCTTGCGACTGAGCATCGCCACAGAGCTGGCGGAACTCGTGCTCGTCGGCGAACCAATCTCCGGCAGTGCTCATGGATGCTCCGGTGTGGATGTAGGAGGTGATTGAGTGTTCAAGACTTCCCCTTCTTGGTACGTCCGCGGGCCCAATCCTCGTAACCCAGGATACTGATGAGGATTCGATTGTCCGGCGCTCTGAGCCAGACCTCGTTTTCCTTCCAGATGCCGGCCTGAAATTTCGCCCTTACGGCATCGTCGCTATAGCCGGTGAGCGCGCAGAATCGCGGTACCGTAATCAGATCGATCATCTTGCTGCTCCCACGTGGCCCATTCGTCCGTTACTTGTGTAGCGATTTCTATCGCGAGCTGACGACTGCAACTGAACCACTCTCGTCCTGCGATGGCGCTCAGCACCTGGTACTGACGGAGCCTTCGGTGGATTTCTCGTTCCGCCATGCGGGCGGAAGCCATGCTGCGGCTCACATAAATCGGCAGTTCGATGAATGGGTTTGCGCTGCTCAGCGTTCGCCATCTGGCGGCCGGATCGATCGCCATACCGATCTTCAGATATTCGCGTGCCGGCATCACGTAGATTTGCCGAGCCGGCTGTTTGCGGAGCGCTAAATAGCGCATACGTGCGCGTAGAGCGACGTCTTCGAAGGCTTCCATCAAGTAGCTTATTACGCGGATCGATGGCAGATATCAACGCTCTACCGTTTTTCGGACAGCGCCTCATTCTGTCGGCGAGGTAGTTCGGAAAGTCTCTAAGGTCCCCCGCAAATGAGGCCGAAAAACAGCCCATCGTCGCTGCCATGCTTAGAGGGAATAACGCTGTTTTCTGCGTGAATCCAGTATAAAGGCGACCGACTCTTAATCTCTTGGTCGAAGGTTCGACTCCTTCACGGCCCACCACTTTCCCTCTAAGAAACACGCCGTAGCCTCTAAGATTCATCGCACCGGCCTCGTCTTGATGACCTTGCGATAGAGCCGCTCCATCGCGGCATCGTGGCCTAGGACCGAGTGCTCAGCGTCGCTCTGGGACTTCGCACGAAGGTCCTTGAACGACCACGCTCTTCCCAGCCTGGCTATCTGGCTGTTGATCGCCCAGACGCCCCACTGCTGGCCAAAGCGGTTGGTGAACACGTATTCGGCTTCGGGGAAGCGCTCCATCGCGCGACGTACGAAGAAGCGCACGGCATCGGACCATTCCTGCTTGTGCAGCTTGCCGGTCTTGCTCTCCACCCACTCGATCCCCTCGGGCTTCAGGTGCTCGGCGCGCTTAAGGTTCATGACATCGGTCTGGCGGATGCCCGTCAGATAGGCGAACGCGATGAGGTCCTGGAACGGCTCGGGGCTCTTGTCGAAAGCCTCTAAGAACTCGGCGTTTGTCACGTAACGCTTGCGGGGCTTCTCGGGATTGCGGCGTATTCCGTTGCAGGGGTTCGTCTCAAGCCAGCCCTGACGCATGCCGAAGTTGTGGACGGAGGACAGGACGGCAAACTCCCTGTTCGCCGCCGTTGCCCCGCGTCCTGCCTTGCGTCGCTTCTCGAGGAACACGGCGACGTGGCTCGGCTTCAGCGCACCGATCCGCATTTTCCCGAAGTGATGATCCAGGCGCGTGAGCATCAGCCCATAGCGGGCCTGTGTGCTCGTGCGCAGATTGTCCATGCCGGTCGCTCGGTACACGTTGATCAGTTCCCCGATCGTTCCGGGCCGGGCCGGGTCGAGTTCGTAGAGCGCGCGGTAAAGGGCGTTCTGCCCCTCGTCGATTCGGCTGAGGGGGTGCCACTTGTTGCGGATGATCTTGTAATACCGGCCGTCTTTCTCGACGACACCGGGGATTGAGAGTCCGCAGGAGAGCTGTGACACGGCGGCGGCTCGTAGTTCGGTTCGTTTTCGTCATCCTTGCCGCGGAACAGTCCGCGGTCAAGGGCGGTCTCGGTCGTGCAGGGCCGGCCCTTCGTATCCCGAAACGTCAGGATGCGATATCGCGCGCACCACATCGCCACGGCCTTCACCTTGCGGGTGCCGGCGAGCTTAGCGAGTGCGTCGAATGGGACTTCGGCCATGTCTACAGGTCCATCTACCTTGAAAGCTTCGTCGGCACGCGATACACGACGACCTTCTCCAGCCCCAGATACGCCAAGCACTTCTCGCAGGGCTCACGATTGCCGTGCAGTATGTCGTTCAGGTACTGCGCGGAGATGCCGATGGCGGCAGCCAGACTCAACTGCGTGTGGCCGCCAATGCGGCGCGGCTTACTGGCGACGGACAGCCATAGCTTTTTCCGCACTTGCTCAGCGGTGAACTCCAGCGGATTGGTCTCCGCATACTTTTGAGCGCTGCTCACTTTCCTTCCTCGCTCTCAGTGCGTCTGATGCGGTAGTTCTGCCAGTCGAAGCACAGAGAGCCAATCCATGCATTGCCACCGCAGTTGTGGCGCATGAGGTGGACCCAGAGGGCTCCGTGCGGTCGCCATGTGATCGACCACGACCAGCACAACAGGTGCGGGTAGTGTCTGGCGACGATCATTGGGGCGTCGTCGCTGCAGCGACTGAACCAGCGCAGGCCGGCAAGCGGATTACGGAGACGGCGCACCCAGTCTTGGGTAAGCGTGTAGCTGCTCATGGCATCACCCACATATCGTGACTCATCGAATCCATACCGCAGCGGGAGCAGGTAACGGAGCAGGAGCAACCACCTTCTGGATACTCGTGCACGCGCTCTTCGCCGTCCCACTTGTGCTCGCACGGCCCATTGGGGCACTGGCACTTGCAGCTCGCGGAGCTGGGGCCGCACGCGACATGCGTGAAGACTTCTTCAGCCATGAGGCTCTCCCGACCTTGTGTCAGCGTAGCCGCTCTGAAATTCACCGCACTCGCCGCATCGATTGAATCGAATGCCGGCGTCGTTGACGTACTGACATTTCGCGCAGGTCCAGAAGTGGCCGCCCTTGCCGTCAAGGTAGCTCTTGTCCCCGCGCCGCTTCGTGTCGTGCTTCTTCTCCACGGCGCGCGTGATCGCTATCAATGCCTCGACATCGCGCTTCGTGTAGCACTTCTCGTCCGGGTCTCGACCGCCGCTGCTCAGGTGGACGGCAAGCCCATTGATGCGGGCCAGCTCAGCGCGCAGCCGCTCAATCTCGTCCGCTGCGTCGGTCATCAACTTGCTCGGCGGTGCGCGAAATGGTTCGTATCCTTCCTTGTATGGGACGACCACTTCGGCTCGCAGCCGAGTCACGAGATCTGCAGTCAGTAGCTCAGCCACGGCGCAGCGCCTCCACGTCGTCCGGCTGTGTTTCTGGCAAGCGCGCGTTCTTGCGAATTTCAGCCATCGCCCATTCGGCGCCGGCCTTGAACGCGAACCAGTAGCTCAATCGCTGGGCCGTGCTTGCGTGCGGGTCACGAGCATCAAGCCACGCATCAAAGGTCTGTTCCAGATCGCTGGTATCAACATCATTTGCCATTGCGATACGCCTCGGTTTGTTTGCACGCTTCGCAGGTCACCCACGGCTTGTGCGTCGTGAGATTGCTTGGCACTTCGCCGGGACGGCAGGCCGCTAGCGAATGGCCATACGGCAGAAGCCGGTCACCGTAGTGAGGCCCATAGTGCAGGACGGGGTCGCTCATTTCGATGGCCCCTCATGACCGGGGCAGCCGGTCTCGTAGCTGAAGCCATCGCACGGCTTGCCGAACGGGATCACTTTGCGACCCATCGCGAGCTGATCCATCAGCCACTCCCGCGCTTCGTTGGCCGTCATCCTCGTCCCGTTCTCGCGCGACACGACGCCACGCCACAGGCTGGCCTTGTAGTTGCGAAGGGCGCCGCGCACGTCGATGCACATGTGCGTGTGCCGATACGCGACCTGCTGTTCGGTACTGAGCGCGTCAGACATTGCCATTCCCCGGGTGTTGCTCATCCCACTTCCGCTCCGTTATCTCGTGACGGTCTACGATGACGGTCTTTGGCGCAGAAACTCCATAACGCACTTGGTTGCCCTTTACGCCGAGCTGCGTGATGGTGATGCGCCGGCCGTCCTCCAGCGTGATGTCGATTTCTTCGCCAGTTTTGCGGGTAAGTATCAACACTTTCGATTCCCTCCAGTGATTTCCAAGATCGTCGCGATATCGCCGGTCCGCTGCACTTCGCGCTTGATCCACTCATCAAACTTGCGCGCCTTCTCTTCGCATTCCTCGTTACACCACGAAGAATCGTCGTGGTGGCACAGCTCGGGCATGGGGTCCGCTTCGGTCATGCCTGCGGACTCTTGTGGCGTTCCAGGTATTTCCGGCCCAGTCGTCCGCCGACGTTTTGGACGGGCTCCGCCTCAGCCTCTTCTCGGGTCCAGCCGTTGGCGATTCGCCCATTGATGCGCGCGCATGTACGGCAGTGACGTTTACCCTTCTTGCAGATCCACGTGTTCTCTTCATCGAACGGATGATTGTGGACGCAGTGGGTCTTGTTGGCTTCGAGGTGGCGGCCGTGGTTCACGGTGTCCCGTGCGTTCTGCTTCATCGTGCCGATGTACAGATGATCGGGATTCACGCAGCCGTGGTTGCCGCAGCGGTGGCAGGCCATCAGCCCCGGTGCAATCGGGCCGTGCAGGATGATCATCAACACCCGGTGCGGAAAGTCGCCCCACTTCCGATGGTAGGCGTTCGCGTAGCCGTCAGCGTTGTGGAACCCGTCGACCTCTATGCAGCCGTTCTCGCCCGGCCGTACACGCTGCATCAATCGCGCGATCCAGCGGGCGTTGTACTGGTCGTCAGGTAAGCCTGGAATGGTCTTAAGAGGCATTTGAAACATCCGCTTCGGGAAGCGCCTCACGACGCTTGTAGATTTTCGACGGCGGCAGATCGTCAGGTAAGCCAAGCGCGTGCTGCACCTTCAGCCACCGATCAATCTGCACCGCGTGACTGAACGTACTGTTGTGGCAGTCGGCGTGATGCCGGTTACAGCAGGGCAGCGTGAACCAGTGGCCCATGCGCTTGTTGCCGCTGATGATGTGGTGCCGGCACTCGCACGGGCCCCGCTGCCCCTCGTCCAGCCAGCAGAAGATGCAGCCAATTTCAAGCGCCATACGATCCGCGCGCTCCTGCTCGAACTTCCTCCAGGGCTTCGCGTTCGCATGCCAGATCATGCCGCGCGCTCCTGCTGCTCGCTATGCATCGGGTCAGGGTCCGGGATCACGAGGCCCAGCTTCACCGCGCCGAAGCGCTGGATGTAGGCCACGTACTCGCTGAAGACCTCGAAAGAAAGGACCGAACGCTTGCCATGCTCGTCGGTCGTTGTAGTGCGCATGGGCACCGATTCCACGCCTTCGGGGTTGCGTGGCGTCTTTGGAACCTTCTTGTCCTTCCAGCCGAAGAAGCGCCCGAGGAAATATTCGTGCACTTCTTCCACCTCGTATCCCGTCGCTTCCGAAATGAGCTTGTACGGGACTGCCCACAAATAGGCGTTCTGCGAGTTGCTGCGAGTGGCCTTGACAGGCTCCGCTGTGATCTTCCAGGCCTCGTCAGGGTCGAGATTCGCGATGGAAATCTGTGTGAGCTCCACCGTGCGCATGCGCGCGCGTGCACCCTTGGGGATAATGACCGGCTTCATGGCCGCACCCACTTGTAGAGCCGCCGCTGCTCGATCTTGAGCACTGTGGACTTGCTCACTTGATAGATACCGGCCAACTGCAACGGCGTTCGTGTCCGCCGATGCTTGGCGAGCGCACGACGAATCGCGCGCACATCAGTGGCTTGCAGTTGGCCGCGCCTCATGCTTCGACCGGCTCCCGCGCAGGGCGGTTGGTATTGGGCACGCGCACGCGCTCAATCGCTGCCTTGATCTCCTTGCGCTCCTTCGAGTCGAGCAGCCCCCAGGCCTCGTTGTAGAGTTCCTGATCCTTGTTCGCACTCTCGTGCACCTCGGAGACCTTCTTGTCTCCCACCTTCAAAGCGGCCTTGAAACTGCTTGCCAGCAACTTGGCGCTGGTGCTGGCTTCCTTCTGCTTCGCCTCGGCCGAGTTACCTTCGGCCGCGTTCCCGTCGTCGTCGTCGTCGGCCGAGATGCACAGCAGAAGGGTCACGCCATAGCGGCGCGCGTAGGTAAGGCCTGAACCGTAGGCCTGCGGTCCATCCTCCCGAACGAAGATCGGAATGCGATTACTGATCGTCTGCCCGCTGGAATGGCGCAGCGTCGTTTCGACGTACTCCTTCCCTTCGATGAAGATGATGGCTTGCGTCAACGACAGCCCGTTCTTGCTCAGGGCCGGCTTTACCGCATGCAAGATCGATTCAAGCGGCGCGTAGCTGAACGTGTATTTGCCACCGGACTTCATTGTCACGGTGACGGTCTTGTCACGAATCACCGCGCCAAACTCTCCCTGCGCAGCGGAGAGGGCCGCAGAGATGTCCTTCAAACGTGGTTCCAGTTCTGCAAAGTCGTTCATGATTGCCTCGCGCGGCGTTCGGCCGCGTTGAATTGATCCTGCCAGCAACGCGGGTCCTGCCAGGTGTAATGAATTCGATTGCGGTAGGCCCAGCGTCGACGGCGATTGCGCTCGCGCTTGAATGCGGCCCAGAGAGAGCGGAGCCAGTTCACGGCGCCACCTCACCGGAGGATTTCACTTGTTCCTCCGCGCACTGCGCGCAGTCCTGAAACGGAATGTTCCCGTGCTTCGTGCACACCCACGCGAAGACGCCCGGCTGAGCTGCGGCGGCGGCATTTGGCGCAGCGGTGTAGAGCGTGCTACCGACCTTGAAGACCGCGCCGGCATCCGGTCCGGCGATTACCACGCCCACGCGTGGATCTCCGAGAACGTCCATCGCTGTGCACACAGGGCAGCGCCCATGGATCGGGCAGCCGGAAACAGGCTTTTCTGCCGTCTCAGGAGCAGGGCCGTGATCCAGCCCTGTTTTTCCGACGCGCAATGTCGCCCAATCCTTTCGGTGCGAGATTTCCAGCGCCCCCATGTCCACGTGGCTCAGGGCCAACAGGAACAGGTATTTGTAGTGCTGCTCGCAGTCCGGGAAGTCGCAGTGCTCCGCATCGCGCGCAGGCTCACGGGCTGTCTCGTCTGCACGTCTCGCTGCGAGAATCCCACGCAGCTCTGCCACTTCCATCGACAGCCGCATGATGCGATCTCGGCCTGCCGAGCAGATCGGCTCGAACTCCAAGTCGCTGCGGTGGAGCATGCGAACTCGATTCGCGACCCACTCGTCGCTCATGTGGCCGTAGGCTTCCGTCTTGTTCGCGATGTTAGGCCGCGCCTTATCGCGCATCGCCTCCCGCGCGAAGTCGTCGAACTCAGGCCACGCATTCACCGGATTTGAGGTCCCGTGAGTCACGAGCGCACCTCGTCAATCGACAGGCCGAACCCGCCGTAATAGCCGTTGTGCTCGTTGTGCGTGACGACTGTGACGAAGCACTCGTCCGTCGCGACTTCCACGAACGCTTGCTCGTGATCGCCGCAGCCTTCCGAGTCGGTCTCGTCCTTGAGTTCGCGGACCTCGATCTTGGTCAGCTTGCCACCCACCAGCTTCGACAGGTCGTCGTCGCAGGTCATGTAGCGATGCTCGCAGCAGGACTGCCCCTCGTCGGTCAGGCGAATCGTTACGCCGTCATCGAAGGTGATGTTGAGCGCCGCCTTCTCGCCGTCGCCAATGCTCCGATAGCCCGGCTCGGTGGACGTTGAGGCAGCGATGATTTTTCGGCCGTAGTAGTCGGATGCGTTCTTCTTCGAGCCGCCGCCGAGGTAGTGGATCATCGCGCCAAAGCCTGGTTGCTGACTCATTTCTGGCTCTCCTGAAGTGCGGTGAGGTTAGCCATGGGCTCGTCTCGCATGCCCTCGTCAGCAACGGCACGAATCCACGTAAGGCTCGCGCCATCCTTCGCGGCGTCGCGAATCATCGTGAGGCGGTCGTAGCGACCGGTAAGCGCCGTCGCCAACTCATCAACTGGGTCGTACCCAAGTTCGTGGAAGCCGCTCTCATAGGCGAACGCAACGATGGCGCGCAAGGCACCGATGGCCGCCATGACGTCAATCTGACGTGCACGAGCGACGGTCAGCGCGGTTCCGGTTCGGCTCCCTTGCGGGCTACCGCCGGGCGGTGCATCCACTCTGCGTCCGTGTTCTCCGTCATGGCGGCGCACGCGGGCATACTCGACGGCGAGAATGGTCTTGGGCTTCTCGCGAAAGACTTCGTTGCCTGAGGTAACCCACAGGCGCTCGACGCGCTCTTCAGTGGGGATGTTTCGGTCGCTCACGATTCGTAGTCCTTCAGCGACTGGTACACGCGCAGCATCGCCACGACGTCACCTGTCACCATTGCCCGTGCGGCCTCGTCCAGCTCGGCGCGCATCATCATGATTTGCGGCTCCACGATGACGTTCGGCATGCCGCGCATGGCGAGAAACTGCGGCAGAATCTCATCGCGCACACGCGCCATCTCGCGAGGCAGGGCCTCAGCGAGGCTCACGGATTCGTCAGCCACGTGATGCCGCCTCCATCTCGTCGAGCTTGTCCAGCTCTTCGCGGATGCTCTTTACCTCGGCCGCAGTCACCGCGCGCGAAAGCTTCCCCCGCCAGAACTTGCGCTCTTCGTCGAGCAGCAGCCGTTCCTGGCCACGATTGGCAACGAAGCGCTGCAGGCTCTCGTTTCGGAACTCAAGAATGTCGTCGATGGCAAACATCAGTATTGCCTCAGTGTGTTGCGAAAGTCCTCGCGCCGCGCCAGTTCGATGTCGTGCTGGCTGCGGGCAAAGCTCGGGAACTCGTTCTCGCTCGTGTCACCGATCTGCTCACCCAGCGCATGCCACCAGTCGAGCAGGGCGGTCCTGTTGGCGGCGATCCAGTCGGACTCCCAGCCCAGATACTCGTTGTCGTACGTGGGCGGCTGCAGGGCTTCCGGAAGCGTTTCGAGACGAGCGTTCACTTGCTTACGTCCTCATCCGACTTAGAAGCCAGCAACTTCCCGTTATTGAGCCCAATGCGGTACGCCTTCTGCAGCAGGAAGCGCACGTGTGGCCCGAAGCCGTAGCGCGAGAGCGTTGTGGACGGATGCGTCGCGTCGGACATGAACTGCCGAACGGACTGCCGCTTGGCTTTCTTCCTGGTGTGTGATGACGTCATGGGCGCTGCACCTCCGGCAGCGGCATCCAATACTCGGGGATGCTGAACTCATCCTCACGAGCCTCGGGGTTGTGCCAGATCTGGCGATTGAGTTCGTGGCGAGCACTGCGTCGCTGGTACGTCGCGACGCCATACATCGCCGGATACGCATCTTTCTGGATGCTGATTGACGGCCAGTACGCGAGGACCGTCGCGCCCACTTCGGGCAGGCGCTCTTTCGTGCTGATCCACGGAGAGGCGTTCTCTTCCACTGAGCGGAGCGTCATGACCGGCCCTCCGCCTTCGCGATGGCGGCCTTGGCTTTCTGCAGGCGATCGGTCGAAGGATCGCCCTCAACGCCGTTGATGTACTCGTCATATGCCGCGTAGATACGCAGCACTTCGAGCAACTCAGGAGCGGCGGCGATCAGACGGGCGTTGGCTTCGGCGGTGACTCTCGGGAAGTCGCCCTCACTCTTGCCACCGTGCGGAACACAGGCGATGAACTGCCACTCATGAGTCGGCTTGCCGGCCTCGACAATGGACAGCTCATGATCGATCGGGTCTTCAACCGACCACGGCCCCGGTGTGTGCCGAGCTAATCGTTTTTCTTGTGAGCGGGTCACTGCGACACCCCAAGCGAAACTTCAAAGCGCTCGTCGTCGTCGATGGAGACCTTCGCGTTGATGCCGTGATTGGCGAGGATCTGCCGGAGCTTCACGCAGCCGGCTTCAGTGGCGTAGTAGCGGCCATCCTCGCGACGATCGAGGCAGTCGATCATTGCCTTACGAACCTGCGCGGCGATCTCCACGAAGTCCGGCGCACTGTTGCTCTGTGAGGAAGTCACGAGCGCACCCAGCCGTATTCATCAGTCGCCGGGAAAACGCCGCTCTCCGTCCACCGCTCACCGGCGGCGCGAGCTTCCTCGATGGTGCGGAAGGTCGAAGTGTGGGGGCTGAACTGGCAGCCCTGATACCAGCCGTCCAGTTCCGCGAATGAGCCCCAGTTCGTGACGGTGGCCCAGCGACCGTTGGTTCCTTGCCGCTTTACAAGGTGCTGCACGCGGCAGTACTCCTTGGTCCACTCGTTCTGCACGGTAGCGCTCATGCCGCCGCCTTCGCGGCATCCGCAGCGGCCTGGATGATTGCGCGAACTTCCGGCGTCTTGTATGCAGCCAGCGCCTTGTCGATCGTCGGGTAGTTCTTCCCCATTCCGCGCCAGCAGCGATTAGCGGCGTTGTGCACGATGACCTGCACATCGGAACCGTGCGCAACAGCGATCGTGGCGTGGTGCTTGCCGGCGCGGCCCTCGAGGTAGGTCACCGTGCGGCGCAAGTTCGAATAGCTCTTGGTGGACTGATTCACGACCTCGACTGAGGTCATGTTCTCTTCACTGCGCGTCTGGTTGGTCTGGCTCACCGTCTCGCCCTCCGTTCTCAATGTGTAATAGACTACACAACAAACAGTGAGCGTGTCAACTACTACACAGCATACACGTGCGTATGCTTGAAATTGCTTACACAGACAATGGTTTAGCTATCGATCGGAACGTGCCGATTGGGCTTCAGCGAGCTTATTGATGGCGTGCTCGCCCTGGATGACGCGGCGCACTTGGCTAAGTCCGATCTCTGACAGCCCAGCAACTCCCTCAATGAGTTCGTGCAAATCTTCCTTACCGAGGTGAGATAAATCCATTACTGGGCTCAGTAATTGCCAGAGGGGGACACGAGCCTGTTTCGCGACGGCAAGTAGATTGTCGAGCTGCGGGTTACCTTCACCGTTGAGCATGTTGCTCACGGTCTTGTTCGATATTTTCATGCCGGAGGCAGCTAACGAGCGCGCAACAGAACGCGCACTGAGCCCGCGCTTCTTAAAGGCGGCGCTCAAGTTTCGCCCCAAGATCGTTTTGGGGTCCTTGCTGTGTATCTCGCTACGCATTCCCCCGTACGGTAAGGGAAGTGGTGTGTTTGTGGTTGCACTCATGCTGTGTCATAAACTACACTTTGGTTCATGGATGAAAAGCGCGATGCGACAGAATCCCTCCTGGCAAAGACAAAAAAGCTGCTGGATCAACGCGGTGATTTAACTTTGCGACAGATCGCAGAGGGCGCCGAGGTCGGCCACGAGTGGGTCCGCAAGATTGTTTATGGCGGCATTGACGACCCGGGCGTGAAGCGACTCGAGAAACTATTCGCGTTTCTCAACGAATATCAAGCGGCGAAACGGTTTCGTGAGCGTGCTGAACCGCGAGCGAACTGATGCCGGCCCCGCGCAAGTATCACCGGCCCTGCGAAATACATGAACTTCACATGTCTGGCTGCAAGCACTGCCGCGGCTGGGCAAAGCGCATGCGGGTGATCGGTGGCCCCCAGATTCCGAGACAGCGTGCTCCACGAGCACCTGAATTCACATATGTGCGTCGCCTGCGAAAGCTAACGCCTTCAGCCCGATGGAACGGGACGTTGCGACTTACGGAGGCGCGCGATGGCTGACCGTGTCTCGCAGGGCTACCGCCTCATTGAAGACATCATGAAGCGTGTCGGCCCGTTGGCTGAGTGGACGCGAAAGTTCAAACCGAATCAGCAACACCTCACGCTCACCCGTAACGACTACGACATCCTCAAGCGCTGGCCGAGGGCGGCCCACGCGCACGGTGTCGATGCGGTGAACGATCGGGAGCTTTGGTTCCGCGGTCTCGAACTCACGTACGACGGCGGACCTCGGCGCTATGTGCGCGTTCCTGGTGTCACTCAGGTTGATATCGAGGACTTATCCGGGAGACCGGCACCCAGCTAACAGAACTCCAGCGGTGCGCGGACGGTTACCAAGACATCAGCGCGCACCACTTCATCAATCGCCACTGGTGGGCTTCAGCGCACGCGATAGGGCCGAGTGAAACGGGTGGCCCGAGCTGACGAGAGAGCAAGTCCTCTCGAAAGTGAACCCGGAAACAGACCGCTGCTGTGACTGTTCCTGCTCGACGGGCCATGCGGCTCTACGAGGGTCAGGTGAACTCCAGACTCCGAATGTTTCGGGGCTGGGGTTCATTCTGCCTGCCACTCAGGGGTACGGATACAGGGTCAGGTAACAGCTCCAGAGCTGACTCCCAGATACCGAGAAGGCAGCAGGGTATTTCGCTAGCCGTAAAGCGCTCCGGGTGCTCGAGCAACAGAGTGGTGAGCTTTTCCATGACGTTCTGCACGAAGTTAGTGTATCACATCGCTAATACAGTATGGTGTAGCAAGTCGTGGGCCGGGTAATGCCCTACAGCCCGCTGCACGAGCCGCAGAAGCACGTTACTCAGGAGGACATGTGGGAGAAGTTGGCCAGAAACACGAAGCCTCAAGCTCAAGTCTCAAACGCAGCGCAGTCGCCGAAGGCGAAAGTAAGTCTCCAATGGAACCCGCCGGTGTGGACGAGCTCGCACGGCCCTCTCGGTTCCGGCTACCTCCTAACAGCGTGTGGGCGGTTTACGGTCTCAAAGGACGCCCATGAACTTGGGTTCACGTATTCCGCGTGGCGCCGCCACCCCGACATGTTCGCGAACGGGAAACGCTACAAGGAAATGCCTGAGCCACTCGGCTGCTGCCGAACAAGTGATGAAGCTAAACAGCTTTGCGAGGCAGCTCAGTGAATCCTCACGCCAAACGGCTTGAACTCCTCGAGAAGACGCTGCGAGCGGCAGGGAAAGACGGTTGGGCGGCCGTTTGCGAAGCGGCTCGACATGAGATCGACCGCCTTGAAAATAAACCAGACCAGAAAGACACCGTTCCGGAGGGGCCTTTGTGAATCCACCTCGTGAGCTGAACGCCTATCGCGTACCTCCACAGATCCGCCCTGGTTGCCAGCATCAACTTGGATGTCGATGCGATCCGCCATTCTGGTTACGAGCTTCAACACCGGGCGAGGACGAGATCGCGGATCGGATCTACGGCATCGTGGAGTGCACTGATAGCGTGGGGGCGCAGCCAAAGTGAGCCTGCGCTGGTCAGAGGCAGACCTAGAGCGGTATCAGGCCCGGACTGTCGGCCCATCCGGTACCGTCAGCAATCACTCGGTGCCGATGATCGCGCGCGTATCAAAGCCGAAGTACACCGCGAAACCGCAATGGCACGATGGCATCTACTTCGGCTCACAGGCTGAACTTCGACGGTACATGGACCTCAAGCTCATGCAGGAGGCTGGCGCCATCAGTGGGCTCTCCATACACCCTCGTTACGATCTCCACGCCTGCGGGCTCCTGCTCGGCTATATCGAACTCGACTTTGAGTATCTCGACCACGCCAGCGGGAAGAAGATTCACGAGGACGTGAAGGACCCGAAGAAGAACAGCTCCACCCGGACCGCAATCTACAAATGGAAGCGCCTTCATCTGCGGGCAGAACACGGCATCGAAATAGTCGAGGTTGCATGAAACACAGTCAGGTCGAGGAGTACATCGAACGGCTAGACGAAGTCGCTCGTCACGTTATCGAGGTTCCTGCCTACAAGACGCTTTCGCACGAGACTGGCATCCCGTGCAACTACCTCACCAATGTCATGGCGCGCCTGATCAAGATCCGTAGAACGGGGGAAAGAGTACCGAAAGAAGCGTTACTCCGAGCGCTTACCAACGAACGGGAGTTCTTGGCGCTCATGGAGATTTTGATGCGGAAACGCCGGCGCCCTCATGTGAGCGTAATCACTCAGATCGTCAGTATAGAGAACGAAAAGGGGATGATGTGAACGCAGTCTCGGTTGCTCAGAAAGCCGAATGGCTCGGCCGCACCCGGCAAGCGATGCCGGCAGAACTTGCAACTACCGATCGAATCTGCCAGCGCTGGGCCGTCTCGGTCGGGCTCGGACTACCCACCGATACCTGGATGGACGGAATGGCCTCGCGTCCGCCTCCGCTCGATGACGTGACCGCAATCGTGGTCGACCAGATCATCCTGAAGTCGCCCGAGAAGACCAAGCGCATCATCGTGAAGTGGTATCGCACGCAGCTTCCGCAGCCAGTCATCGCAAGCCAACTGAATCTCACGGAGCGCACGCTCACCATTGCGTGGCAAATCTCGTTGAACTTCCTGCAGTGGAAATTTATTGAGAGCAAACACAGCGACCTACTTGCGTTGATGCGATTCCGGGGCTAAATTCACTCCATCAACCTGCCTAACTGTCCCTGAAGCCCGCCCTGTGCGGGCTTTTTGCTTTGGTTTGGCCCGCCCCAGCTCACTCTAGCGTCTTGATTTAGACACCCCGGCTGGTCACGCGGGCCCTCTATTTTCGGAGGCATCGAGAGTGATTGTCGCTTTCGATGTTTCAGTTTCCGTCGATGCAGATTGGCTGGCCTATGAACTCTATGGAGCCTACATAATGGCGAATCGATTCCTGCGATGGGACAAGTCGACATCCGCCGATGTTGTCGGCTACAGCGTTCGTGCGAAGAAGGATGTCGATCCAGTGGATAGCGATCCTGCCTATCCGGCAGGTAACGTCGATTTCGTCGATCTCACCCAGATCCCCTTTCTGGCGAATGCCGATGGGGACTATCACTTCTCGGTAAACGCCATCGATGACGTAGGGCTTGAGAGCAAACACGCTCAGGTGAGCGGCCCTTTGGATTTTGTGCCACCCGATGCACCCACCAATTTGCGTCTAACCGAATCCTGAGATCCCTGTGCCTGTTTCTATGCAGGCTCATGCACTGAGGTTGTGATGGATAAGAAATTCGTAGGTGAGGTCACGCCCCCCGCCGACATGATGGATGCTGCGCGCCGTTCTCTGCCTGACGATGCGTTTCACGCGCTCATGGAGCAGACGGGCGGAGCCCCGCCCACCCCGGACGAGCTGTGTCGCATGGTGGACTCCGTGCGCCAGGCCATGCACTGATCCGAACCCACCGCCCATTTCCCAACGAACCGCCCCTGAGGCGGTTTTTTCATTTCTGGAGCTCGTAAATGACACTTGGCATCAACACGACGACGCGCAATGCGATGCTCGACGCGATCACGACGCGTGCTGGCGCCAGTGCATTGCTTCGAATCTATGACGGCAGCAGGCCGGCCACAGGCGGTACGGCCACCAACCTGCTCGCGCAGCTCACCTGTAACGCCACGTTCGCTCCAGGCGCCTCGGGTGGTGTTCTGACGCTGAACGCCATTGCGTCGGCCACGTCCGCCGCGGCGACCGGTACGGCCACGTGGTTTCGCATCGTGCAGTCAGGTGGCTCAACTCATGTGCTCGACGGATCGGTTACAACGGTCGCGGCGGGCACGGGAGATTTGCAGCTCGACTCCACGAGTATTGTGCTCGGTGGCACTGTCGCCGTGTCGAGTGCCACGATCACTTGTGGCAATCCCTAGAAATTAGGGGTTTTGAGTGGCCTCCTTTGGAAGTCCCAATGGCGGACTCGATGACATTGCAGCGCTTGCATATGTTTCCGGAGCGCTCACGCTTGTAGCGTACGTCAACACGGCCTCATCGCTGGGGGCGACGACGGTCGCATCCGATCTGACGCAGCCCTCATCGGCGAACGGATATGCGCCGATTACGCTCGACGGCACATGGATTAGCGTCAACGGGATTCTCACTTATTCCCACGGCTCACCGGTCAATCCCACGTGGACGGCAACGGGGGGCTGGTCTGCGACAGTAACCGGAGTTGCGATCATTCGCGGTTCGGTATGTCGGCACTTCAAGGATCTGACAGTCGCATTCGTCGCGGCAGCAGGAAAGAAACTCGCCGTTGATCTTTCGACGGTAATCGGCTGATGCCGATTCGATTTGTTGATCGTTCAGTCCTCATTGGGCTGATGCAGTCAACTTTAGCGGATTCGACGGCATCCATCGCAGGTACGCATGTGCTGCCTGCAGGCAGGACTGGGACGATTGCGGCACGGCTCGCCGATCACGCCTCGCAGGTGATGGGCGCATTCATCGCCAATCCGAATCGGATCGGCACGTTCGTCTCAATACTCGACAATGCGACAGCGGCCTTGCAGGGCAGCTCGCAATCGGATTTCACGGCGCCCACGGTCCCGGGTGCTTTGACGGTTGCGGTGTTGGGGGACACTTCTCTGCAGCCTTCATGGGGAAGTTCCTCCGATACCGGCGGGTCAGGTCTTGCAGGATACAAGCTCGAGCGCAGTGCCGATGGCGCAACGGCGTGGACGCAGATCTATCAAAATACCGCGCAGACCTTTATCGATACAGGTCTGCCGGTCGGGACAACGCAGTTCTATCGCGTTCGATCCTATGATGTGGCGGGGAACTCTTCTGGCTACAGCACGATAGCCAGCGCAAAGACGACGGGGGTTGCGCAGGGCGGGTTCTACAATCCTGACTATCCGCGCTTTGGCTCCTATGCGCTCGGCGGTACCGCGAACTCCACGAATGCGGCGCTTGCCGCTACTCACGTCAACATCATTTCGTACTGGCCCGGCTGGGAAAATAGCCGCGGAACTCTGCAATCGAAGGTTAACGCGGTAAAAGCGGCGAGCACGATCGGCTCGAAGATCATTCCCTACACGCTCTCGACCGATGCGTTCGATTCGTGGGGTACCGCGCCGCAGGCGAATTGGGAGGTCTACAACAAGCTCACTGCAAATCAGTGGTTCGTCTACACGAACGGATTGACGCACACCGGCAAGATTCAGGGCAGTCAGAGCGATCAGTCGAAGCCCAATTACACGACCTCTTGCCCGCCGGTTGCCGGCGATATCGCATCGAAGTGGAAGGCGCGCTGGGACTACAAGCTGCTGTACACCGGCGGTGTCTTCAGCGACGGCGTCAACAATCAGAACGTCACTGCCACGCCCGCCCTCGACGGTCGCTACGAAGACAACATTTACGCGCGCGAGCGTTCGGCGGGCGACTACAACGTTGATGGCGTATCAGAAGCGGTGTCCAGCGCCGCCAACATCAGCCTGATCAATTCCAGTCACGCGAGCAGTTGCGCGTACTGGCGATCGCTCGCTCCTGCGAACTCTTTTCTGCTCGCTAATTCCACGGACTGGCCCGTCTGGTATCCGGCCGGCCTTGCTGGTCAGCCGCTCGATCAGCAATACGACGGCGGCCTGATGGAGAACATCGATGAGTGGGTCAACGGCTTTCGGGGCTCCACCGCAACGTCGTTGCTGAACGCGATCAAGGTGCAGGTGGATGCCTACCGGGGCGCCAAGCTCGGCGTGCTCGAAATTCAACTGCCATCGGCGACCTCCTACGATGTGATGCGCTACTGGCATTGCATCGCAGGTCTCACGGGTACCTACCTGTACCTGCACCTCACGAGTGGCTATCTCGCGGAGGAATTGGGCTCGGTCGTTTATGACGAGAAGACGTTCGCTCTGGGTCCGGCGATCGATCCGCCGCAGTGGACGCCGCGCTATCAGGCCGGCGCAAATGGAATTGGTATCTATCGGCGCGACTGCGTCAACGGCATCTATCTGTGGGCCGCGCCAGGTGCCACCTACAGCTCGGTAAACCTCGGCGGCATATTTTATCGCCTGGTCGGCACGCACGACCCGGTCACGAACAACGGCGCCCCTGTCACGTCCGTGACGCTTGCGGCTGGCACTGGGCTTGTTCTGTCGAATACTCCCACCGCATTCTCGGCGTCGATTTCGGGCGGCATTTTGCAGCTGGACGTCGGTGCAGGCATTGCGCGCGTGGCGCCCCGCTGGGGTCGGCCCGCGACGAACACCGACACCTCGAACCTGCACGACCTCAAGACATTCAGGATTTTTGCAGGAACGACACCGGGCGCATCGAACCTGATTGCGGGGCTCGACCTCTCGACTACTGCGCAGCGCCTTGCGACCGAGTGTCGCATCACGGGACTTGCGGTGGGCGGCGCCTGTTATGTCCGCGTCCGTACGATAGACAGTGCCGGCAACGAGAGTGCCGATAGCGCGGAGTTTGCCGGCACAGCGGCGGTCTATGTCCCTGCGACGCGGGCCAATAGCGCGGTTCCTGGTGGGAACAACATCACCTCTGCCGGGGAGTATCGGATTGCAGCGAGCGGCGCGACGGGCCCGATCACAATCAGCGCGAGCAATGTTTACCTGACGGGCTTCAACGACGACGGTGTGACGAAGCGCACGTTGACGCACGGCTCGGGCGTGCACGGAATTGTGTTGGCGAGTGGCGTCACGAATGTCTGGATCGATGGCATTGCTTTCTCGCATGCCTCTGGAACGGGATCGAATATCCGCTTGCCGAGCTCGATCGGCACGGGCTGTTTCTTTTCCAGAAACAACTTCGTCTGCCGGCAGAATGCGGGGCTTGATGGCAACGGCGGCAACGGCTGCAACATCAATGGCGCACGAATCTTTGGTAACACGTGCCTCAACACCTATCCGGTGGCATCGCCCGATGAGGGCGTATCGATGGTGGCGTACTGCACGAACTTCCTGGCATACGACAACACGTGCACGATGTCCTCGGTGGCGCATCGCTCCGGCATGTTCGGGATGTGCGGCGTTTACGAGGCGTGGGCCAACACGTTCACGACGACGGGCACGTGTCTGCAGGCATTTTTCCATAGTGCCTACGGACTGTCGGCGTTCTCCGCGCCCATCAGTGCGTTCATCCATGACAACGCGATTTCGAACGGCGCGAACTCTACGACTCAGCGCCTGATCAATCTCGACGGCAAACTCGAATCGCCGCCCACGACGATCAATCAGTGTTTGCACAAGGTGCTGTGGAACACCTTCACGGTGACGCAGGCGGGCTCGGATGGCCCGTGCATCCGTGTGCGCAATCCGGTGGGACCTGTCGATATCGCGTTCAACACCTTCGTGAACGTCAATTCGACCGTGACAGCAGTCTCAATGGGCGACAGCTCGAACGGAGGGGACCCCGTCAACCTGTGCCCGTTCGGCGGGTACTTCTACCACAACACCTGTACCGGATTCGGGACGGGTCGGCCACTTCTGTTCTACGGCGGCAACGGGTGGGGTCAGACGCTTTTCAGCTGGAACAACGTCTGGGGCGGTGAATCCTCGGGCGGTGATGGGGCGTGGACGATGAATCAGGATTCGCTGGCGAATGGCATCCAGAAAACGAGTGGTGCGACATGGCGTGCGTTCAATTCAACCATCGGCGGTTCAACCGCCGGAGTCACGATTGTCGGAGCATGGGATGGGTACAACCCGGTGAGTGACACGCCTAACGCGCCCGCTACCCCCGTAGCCGTGACTGGGGTTGCATAAATGGCGCAGACCGTCCCCCAGGTACAGGCGTTCACGAACGACAATACGGGAACGAGCATCACCGTATCCTTCGGTTCGTTGCCGACAGTGGGCAATGCCGCGCGACTGATGTTCAGCCAGTCTGGTGGGGCTGTTGCCTCCGTCAGTGACAATCAGGGCGGTGGCAATACCTGGACGCAAGAGATTTCGATCCAGAACAGCAACAGCTCGAGTACGCGCGGCTATCTCTTCAAGTGCGACAAGATCAATACCTCTGCCGGGACGTTCACGGTCACCATCCCAACGACGGCGGGGGATTACCTCACCGGCGCATTGATCGAGGAAGCCGGTAGCGCGCAGAGCTCGGCCGTCGATAAGACAGCAACCGCAGAGACGGTGTTCACCGCGGCAACGTCGCTCACGCCTACCACTGCCGCAACGACTCAGGCCAATGAGATCGTTTATGCAATGGCGGGCGGCCGTAACAACGGCGGCAACCCGAAGGGTTTCGCGCTACCGGGTGGCTACACCCAGCTTTTCAAGCAAGACAACGCCGCCGCGCATTCGGCCGGCATCGGTGGCTACAAGGTTGTGGCCGCAACGGGTGTGCAGAACCCGACGATAACGTGGACGGCCAACGATGACGCGGTGGCGTTCGTTGCCACGTACAAAGCGGCCACGGGCAGTACCGCGCCTCAACGCAGACACCGTCAACGAACTTCTGAAACAGGTCCTTACCTATGAGCTACATGCTGCCGTTGAGTGGGACTCGCCCGCTCAACTTCTTCATGACCGATTCGACGGATCATGTCACCGGGAAGACGGGATTGTCGCCCACGGTGACGATTCGAAAAGTGGCGGGTTCATTCGCCTCGCCCTCGGGGGCGGTCACGGAAATCGCCAATGGCTGGTATACCGTGGCCGGCAACTCCACGGACTGCAACACACTCGGGCCTCTGTTGCTGCATGCGTCGGCGACGGGTGCTGATCCCACGGACACGCTCTACGACGTCGTCGCCATGGATGTGCATGATGGTGTGCGCATGGGCCTCACGGCATTCCCCAATGTCGCAAGCGGAAGTGCCGGGGCACTGTTGACCAATGGCACGGGGACTGCGCAGCTTGCCACCACTTCCGGGAATGTGGCGCTGACCTCAACCGGAAATACCGCAGTGGTCACCGAACTCATGGGCACGACCACAGAGAATAATGGCACGCTCACGTTCAAGGGCCTGATGCGTCTCATGAGCGCGGTGATCATGGGTCGTGTCTCCATCAGTGGTTCCACGGTGACCTTCAAGACCGCAGACAACGTAAAGACCCGCGTGACCACGGTCACCGATTCGAGCAACCAGCGCACCACCGTCACACTGGACGCCACGGACTAAGCATGTGCGTTACTGGTCTGCCCGATACTGGCAAGACAGCTACTGGCCGCTCAGCTACTGGAGCCAGGGGAATTACAGCGGCTCGATAGCTCCTACTCTTGATCCGTTCGCCGCCGCATTTGTCGGTTCGATAGGCTCGTCTGATCGGACCGGGTCGATTGCAGTTACCCTTGAGAACGCGACGAGCGCCTTTACCGGCACGGCGATCAGTCTCGGGAACTACTGGGCTGAGAATTACTGGCACGGTCAATATTGGTCCGCCCATTACTGGCAGGACCACGAGCCAAGCTCTGCCACCGGAACGATCGCAGTCACGCTCGATGCGGCAAGCTGCGCTTTTACCGGCACATTCGCCCCATCGGTCAATCTGGGTAACTACTGGGCGGAGTTTTACTGGGCTCCGCACTATTGGGGCGCCCATTACTGGCAGGATGTTGAGCCTGGTCTTTCCACAGGGTCTCTTGCCAGCACGCTGGATACTGCGACGGGAACCTTTACCGGTACCTTCGCGGTATCAGGCACGGTTACCGGGAACCTCGCCCCGACGCTTGCGGATGCGAGTGCGGCGTTTGTCGGCTCGATTGCCCAGACCGAATACGTGGACCTCACGGTCCCAATCGGGATCGGCTGGCAGATCACAGCGAGCGATGTCTTCACCGGCTCTATTGCCGTCACCCTGGCCGATACGACCAGCGCGGCAACCGGCGTCATCCTGCCACCGGATTCGGCCAGTGGTTCGATCAGTGTCTTACTTCAGGCAGCGACGAGCGCCTTCGCTGGCACGCATGCCAACCCCGCGGGCGCCGTGGGTGCGATTGCCGTCACCCTGCAGGATGCGAGCGCAAGCTTCACCGGCTTGGCGGCGCAAGTGGTGCGCACCGGTGCACTCGCCAGCACGCTCGATGATGCGCAGGCCAACTTTCAGGGCCAGCAGCTGCTCACGCACACCGTGGCGCAGCTCATCTCGAGTCTCGAAGACTTCAGCGCCTCGATCACCGGTTTTGCGCTCACCGGCTATGCCGATGTCGGCTACATCCAGCTCACCCTGGAAGATGTCCATAGTGATCTGCTGGGGCTCTTCGAACCCCTGCCGATCATTGTCGACCTCGGGCCCCAGAACGCCCAGGCCGTCGCGATCCCGAGCAACTATGAGATCTGTGACCGAACAGGCTTCAAGCAGCCCGCCGGCACCCTCACGACCGAATGGACCGGCGCCAAGGTCCGCAAACAATCCTGGGAGCCCAGGCACATGCAGGACTTCGTCAAGGGACGCCCCGAGAAGCACGTGGGCAGCGTAAGACCCGAAGGTCCCGACCAGTTCGTAGAGGAAGAGGTGAGCGCCAGTGAGCTGTGAACCATGACCGACGAGGAATGGCGATTCCATCGGCAGCATTCCGTCTCGATCCCCACCTTGGGGGAATGCAGCCGAATGCGCGACGGCCGCTTCAAGATCGAAGGCCATGCGCCAATGACCGAAGAGGAATTGAGGACATGGCTACCCCGCACGCCTCTGGATCGACTGCTCTCGTTAAGGTGACGATCGATGACCTGTGAAGCACCTGAAGATTCCGGCTATCTCTACCCCATCCGTCACAGTGAGGGGCTGTAAGCGTGTTCGCGAGCTTTGTCATCGCTGCTGCATCCGCCTTAGCTGAAGCAGAGGCCGAGAGACAGTACGAAGCCAAGGCATTGGAGTACATCAATACCCTGCCCGCAGAACATCGCTACGAGGCCCTGCAAGCTCACCGAGAAGCTCGGGAGCGACGACGCAGAGAGCGTACCGAAGAACGCCGCCATCGTGAGCTATGTAACGCCATACGCTCTACACGCCCCCAAGGGCTGTTCTGGTGACCACGATTGCATGGGACGGCAAGACACTGGCCGCCGATACCCTCGCTGTGAGTGGCGGTGGACTGAAACGAACGGCAGAGAAGATCTTCCGACTCACCGATGGCCGCTTATACGGCGGCTCAGGCGAGTATCAGGAAGTGCTGCTGGTTCGTGACTGGCTGAATGGCGGAACGAAGCCCGACAAGCTCGATGACTTCTCAGGTCTGCTCATCGACGGAACACGCAGTTACCGAATCGAAAGCAAGTGCGTCCTCATGCCCATCGCTGAGAGCTTCCATGCTGTGGGATCAGGCCGAGACTTCGCCCTGTCCGCCATGTACATAGGGAGAAGCGCCAGAGAGGCTGTAGAGCTCGCCATGCGCTTCGATGCCTGGACCGGAGGAGAGATCACCGTGCTTGTGAATGACGCAGGAATGGCTCAGGTGACGAGATACACGAGCGTAGGGGGTACCCCCGCGCTTCACTCGATTCAATCGGACTGATTGGCCTGATTTTCACCCCTTGATGCACTGCGATTGGTGAGCATTGCAACCATCAGTGGCACTGAGTATTGGCCTCGATCATGTGGTTTATGCACACATCAGCAGGTGAGCGTGCATGAGCAGATTATTGGCACTGAGTGAGCGAGTAGTAATTCACTGATACCAAACACATTGTGCGGTCGCGGCACATATAATAACGTTTATGTTAAGTTGGACATAATGCGACATCGCCGCTACCAGGCGATCTTATCCACGTTCGATAACGTTAGCCGTCGGGTCCCTTTTGAGGGGGCCGGCAGGGGCAAAACTTGAGTCAGCCAAATTCACTGGTACCCCCGTCCAAAACCGCTGAGTCGCAAAGAGGCTCTACGGAGCCCTATAGCGAGGCTGAGCGGCGTGAAGCGGTGAGGCTGTACCTGCTGCACGGTACGGTCGATCGTGTCTCTCAGGACACGGGGATCCCGATACCGAGCATCATGAACTGGAAGAACCGGGATCGGGCGTGGTGGGATCGCACCTGTGCGGAACTTATCGTGGAGATTGAGGGGAATTACCGTCCGGGGTGGGTTCGGGTACTGGGGAAGGCGATCGAGGTGATGGAGAAGCGTCTGGAGGAGGGGGATCCGAAGGTTGCGAAGGATGGGAAGGTGGTGATGCAGGGGGTTCCGGCGAAGGAAGCGGCGGTCATTGCGGGGATTGCGGCGGACAAGCTGAAGCAGTTTGCGAATGTGCCGGGCAAGCCCGAGAGCCGGGAGGAGCGACGGGAGCGGTTGAAGGCGGTGGCTGGGGAGCCGGCGAGTGTTTCGGTGCTCAAGACGGGCTGATGACGAAACGTATGGTTCGTTCAGAGGCGTTCTCACGCAACGTTATTCCGAGTGCTTCCGAGCCAGTAGAAACATTCGGTTCGTTTTAGGGTCCCATGATTCCGTTCCTCACCCCGGCCGATTGGGATCTGGCGCGGGAGGTGGAGGGCTTTTCGCGCGAGTACCTGGTTTCCCGGTACGACTCTCCCAGGGCGATACCGGAAGCTCACCGGGAGTGGTGGGCGCTGTGCATGTCGGATTTCCCGCAGGTGGCGATTGCTGCTCCCCGGGGGCATGCGAAATCGACCGGGATCACGTTTGCGTATGTGCTGTACATCCTGCTCGACCGGCGGGCCAGTCACCTTCTGCTGCTGGGCTCGAACGAGGTGCTGGCCTCGGCCTTCCTCTACGACATCAAGAGTGAGCTCGAGGAGAACGAGGCGCTGCGGCGGGATTTCGGGGTCGAGGACTTCCAGAAGGAGACCGAGACCGAGCTTGTCGTGCGGATGGCCGACGGGCACAAGTTCAGGATTCTGGTGAAGGGTGCCGGGCAGAGGATGCGCGGCATCAAGTGGGAGCGGAAGCGTCCCGACCATGTGGTTTTTGACGACATGGAGGATGAGGAGATGGTGCTGAACGAGCAGCGGCGGGAGAAATTCCGGCGCTGGTTCTACGGCACGGTGAGGCCGATTCTGGCCGGTGGCGGGAAGATCCGCGGGGTGGGAACCATCATTGGGTTCGACTCGCTCCTTGAACGGATGATGCCGAACGAGAAGTCCCCGGATACGGTTCGGGAGCCTCTGCGGATCTACTCGAAGAAACCCCGCGGCTGGGCCTCGGTCAAGTACCGGGCGCACTCGGAGGACTTTTCCGAAATTCTCTGGCCCGAGCAGAAGAACGCGGCTGAACTACAGAAGATCCGCGCCGAGTATGCCGCGATGGGCATGCTCGATGTGTACGGGCAGGAATACCTGAACGACCCGATCGATCAGGGCACCGCCTATTTCCGCCCCCAGGACTTCATTGCGATGAAGCCCGGGGACTTCGAGACCCGCAAGACCTATTACGCCGCGGCGGACCTGGCGATCGGGGAAACCGAGCGCAATGCCTATACCGCCATGGTGGTGGGAGGGCTCGACGCGGAAGGCTTCCTCAACATCGTTGATGTGCGTCGCTCCCGTATGGACGGTGAGCAGATCGTGAACGAGCTCTTCTCGGTCCACCGACGGTGGGAGCCCGCCTTGTTCCGGACCGAGTCCGAGAGCATCGAAAAGGCAATTGGGCCCTTTCTCTATCGGCGCATGGATGAGGAACAGTGCTACATCCAGATTGAATCGGCCTCCCCGACGAAGGACAAAGACAAACGGGCGAGGAGTATTCAGGCCCGTATGAGAGCCGGGAAGGTGCGCTTTGACAAGGACGCCGACTGGTATGCCGCCTTCGAGGAAGAACTCCTGAAGTATCCGAAATTCCCCTACAAGGACCAGGTCGATGCCTTTGCGTGGCTGGGGTTGATCCTGGAAGAAATGATCGAGCCGCAGACCGACAAAGAGATCGAGGACGAGGAATACCAGATGGCGTTTGATTCGCAGACCGATTCGGGCCGCAATGCAGTGACTGGATATTGACGATGGCCGCGGTCCTTCAGCCCTCCGATTCGGCGATTCAACTCCCCCTGCGCCAGATCGAGGCGGCCGAGAACATCGAGCCGATGCTCACCAAAGAGCAGTCCGACCGCATCGGGGCAGATGTCGTGCTCGCGTTTGAAGAGGATAAGCAAAGCCGCAAGGAATGGGAAACCCGCTCGGAAGAGGCGATCAAACTTGCGCTTCAGATGGTGGAGGAGAAGTCCTTCCCCTGGCCGAAGGCCTCGAACGTCAAGTTTCCGCTCGTCACGATCGCGGCATTGCAGTTTGCCGCACGTGCCTATCCGGCGTTGGTCAAAGCCCCGGACCTCGTGCGCTATCGGGTGATGGGCGAGGACCCGGATGGGGCGAAAGCCTCCCGGGCCGAGCGTATCTCCCGCCACATGTCCTATCAGCTTTTGGATCAGGACGAGGAATGGGAAGAGGACGCCGACCGGGCGTTCATCGTCATTCCAATCATTGGGTGCGCGTTCAAGAAAACCTACTGGGATGCGTTGAAAGGCAAGAACTGCTCCCGCCTGGTCCTGCCGCAGAACCTCGTGGTGCACTACTACACCCGCACCATCGAGGACTGTGAACGCAAGACCGAGATATTCGAGCTCTACGAGCGCGAGATCAAAGAGCGGCAGCTGAAAGGACTGTACTCGAAAAAGGATCTCGCCCCCGTTCAGCCCAAAGAGGTGAAGCTTTCCGATAAACGCCAGGGCGTCACCGCGCCTCCTGTGGGTAAACACACCCCCCGGGAGTTCCTGGAGCAGCACTGTTACCTCGACCTCGATGGCGATGGTTATCCCGAGCCCTACATCGTCACGGTGGATCGAAGCTCCAAGCAGGTCTTTCGCCTCAAGTCCCGTTTCGGGGAGGTGGTGACCGAGCAGTCGCTCGCCATAAAGCAGCTCACCGATCAGAAGAAGATGCTGCTGCTGCAGGTGCAGGATCTGGTGAGTCAGGTCCCGCCTCCGAGCGGAAACGAGACCGACAACCATGTGGCCGCCGCCCAGATCATCGCGCAGCAAGCGAATCTTCTGCAGCAGCAGGCGCAGGCCCTCGATGGCCAGATCGCGCAGCTTCAGCAACAGGACAAAACCGCGCCCACCGTGCTGCGCATCGCGCCCCTTGAGTGTTACACCAAGTGCGGCTTCATTCCTTCGCCGGATGGCGGGTTTTACGACCTCGGGTTAGGCGCCCTTCTGGGTCCGATCAACGATAGCGTCAACACGCTCATCAACCAGTTGATCGATGCGGGAACGTTACAGAACGGCTCGCAGGGATTCATCGGCAAAGGGGCGAGAATCCAGGGCGGCAAGGTGCGCTTCGAGCCCTTCGAGTGGAAGCGGGTGAATGTTGCAGGCTCGACCCTGCGTGATTCGCTCGTGCCCTTGCCGATCAATCAGCCCTCCACGGTGCTCTTTCAGCTGCTGTCGATGCTCATCAACTACGGAGAGAAGGTGTCTTCCGTCAACGATGCGATGAGCGGCAACAATCCGGGCCAGAATACTCCGGCCTATAACATGCAGGCGATGCTCGAACAGGGCCTGCAGGTCTTCAACGGCATCTTCAAGCGCCTGTATCGCTCCTTCCGAAAGGAACTTCGAAAGCTCTACGTGCTCAATCGGGTGTACTTAAATCCGATCGACTACTACGAGACGATGGATGGGCGATTCTCGGTCACGCAGAACGACTACACCGCCGATGAGAAAGATGTTCTGCCGGCCGCCGACCCCAATGCCTTCTCCAACATGGAACATGTGCTCAAAGCGCAGTTCCTCGCCCAGCGCGCAGGCTCAACCCCGGGGTACAACCCCGCCGCAGTGGAACGGCGACTTCTGGCCGCGATGGATATTCCGAACGTGCAGGAAATCTACCCGGTCGATGAGAAGGGTCAGCCGGTCATTCCTCCTCCGCAGAATCCGGAAATCGCACTCAAGGCATCAGAAGAGCAGCGTCGGACACTCGAGGCCCAGCACCGAATGGAGATTTCATCCGCGACGGCACAGTCGGGGATCCTGGTCGATCAGAGCAACGTCATGTTGAACGCCTACAAGGCGCAGGAACTCGACGCGAACGTCGAGATCAGCCAGTTCCAGGCGCTCACTGACCGAATCGCAGCCCTTGCAGCCCTCACCGCTGCGAAGAATAAAAAAGATGCAGCAACCGCAGATTGAGGAATGGCTGGAAGGTGAAACCACCCGCTGGTTCCTCAGGGTTTTGAAAGAAAGGCTCGATGCGACCTTCATGCGCCGTGCGGAGGTGTACTACCCCGGCGAGCCGCATCGCACCCAGGAAGGCAAAGCGTTTTTGTTGGGCCAGGAAGATGTTCTGAGCGAGTTGATCGAGGCATTTGAATCGAAACAAGTGAGTGAGCTGGAGGAGCTAGATGAAGAACACGTCGGGAATCCATCCCTGCGGAGACCGGGTTCTCATAAAACCCGATGAGATCGAGGAAGTCACCGAAGGCGGCATCATCATTCCGGGGAGTGTCGGTGAACTGCACGCGATGGCCCAGTCCATCGGCACGTTCATCGCCTGCGGTCCCGATGCGTACAAGGATCACGTCGAACGTGATTCGGAAGGGCGCATCACGGCCACGCGAGGCTTCACCAAAGCCTTTGCGAGCCCCGGGGACCGGGTGGCCTTCGCCAAATACGGCGGCTTGCAGGTCACGGGGAAGGACGAAAAGTCCTACCGGATCATGAATGACGTCGATGTGACGGCAATCGTCGAAGAAGGTGTCAATTTCACGGATCTAAAAGCGAGGACTTCATTCCATGCCTCCCGAAAATGAGACCGAGCAGAATTTCGAGGAAATCGCCCGCACCGATGGCTGGGTTCCGGCCGAGTCATGGAAAGGTCCCGCCGATCGATGGGTCGATGCGAAGACGTTTGTCGAGCGCGGTGCCCAGATCCTGCCAATTGTGCAGGCGAAGAATCGGCATCTCGTCGAAACCGTCGAATCGCTGACGAAAAAGGTCGGCGAGCTAGAAGAGGGATCGAGTCTCTTTCGCGAATATCACGAGAAGACTCTTGCTCGGGAACAGAAGGAGCGTGAGCGGGTGATCGCAGAGCTCGAGACGCTGCGGGCAAAGGCAGTAACCGAAGGTGACGGGCAAACGTTCGTCCAGACCGAAGCGCGCCTGAAGGAATTGCGCACCGAGGAGCCGGTGAAAACCGCTCCGCGTGTGAGCACAGAAACGCAGGGCTGGCTCAACGACAACGCCTGGTACAACACGGACCCTGCGCTGCAGGCGATCGCCGATGGTCTCTCTGATTTGGTGAAGAAGGAAAACCCCACTCTCAAGGGCCGGGCTTTCCTCGACAAGCTGACGGAGCGGGTAAAGGCAGAGATGCCGCATAAATTCGTGAATCCGCGCCGGACCGAAACGGTGACGGAAACACAAACGATGAAGGCAGGTCAGAAGAAAGGCAGATCGTTCGATGATCTTCCGCAGGATGCCAAGGAGGCGTGCGCGATGTTCGTGCGCACGATCAAGGGCTTCACGCCGGAGAAATACCTCGAAAGCTACAGGTGGGATTAATCATGAGTGACAAAACTCGTCGCGAGCGCATTCCCTTTTCTGCGAATCGCACGCGTCTTCAGGTAGATAAACAGATAGCCGGTCATCACTTGCGATTTTTCAACGATGAAAGTGGCCGCATTCAACGAGCACTGGATGCGGGCTATGAGTTCGTGAAGCCGGACGAAATAGGCAGTGTGGGCGACAAAGAAGTCCACGGCGGTAATTCGGACCTCAACTCCAAGGTGAGTCGGGTCGTTGGTCGGAACGCTCAGGGCGTGCCGGTTCGGGCTTTCCTCATGAAGATCCGCGACGAATGGCGCGCGGAAGACATGGCGAAAAAGGAAGCCGTGAACAAGCGCGTGGATGAAGCGGTCCGTGTTGGTACAGCGGGCGGTGTGACGGTCGAGAACCAGTATGGCAACGTGCAGTTGCAGAATTGAGTTCGATAGCCATTGCCGCTCATCCGGGCCCCTTGTGGGCCTTTTCATTTTTCGGAGATGGGTAAATGGCTAACACAAATACCCCGTTCGGCTTCCGTCCTGTTTCGATGCTCGACGGCAGCCCCTACAACGGGGCGACGATTCGCTGTGTGGTTCCTTCGGGGGATGGCACGGCAACCTTCATCGGCGATGCGGTGAAGCTCTCGGGCGACTCCGTGGGAGCATATCCTTCGGTCATTCAGGCCGCGGCGGGTAATGAGATCTTCGGTGTCATCACCTCCTTCGATCCCAATCGGGACGACCTCTCAAAAACGTATCGTACGGCTTCAACCGAGCGCTACTGCCAGGTCGTTCCTGCGCTCGATGTGATCTTCGAGATTCAGAGCAACGGAACGCCGACCTCTGGCTCCGTAGGTGAACTCGGTGACATCGTGGTGGGCTCGGGCAGCACCACGACCGGGATTTCCGCGATGGTCTATGGGCAGAGCACGTCGAGTTCCTCGGCGGCCTCGATCATGATCCTCGGCTTTGCGGATCGAGCGGATAACGAAGTCGGCCAGTACGCGAAACTGCTGGTTCGCATCAGTGAATCGTCGCTGCGCGGCGATGCCACGGGAGTCTGAACATGGCCGGTATTATCGCAACAGGCAATCATCCGAAGGCCCTCTGGCCAGGCGTTTACTCCTGGTTCGGAGCCAAGTACGACGAGCATCCGGTCGAGTACACACAGATCTTCGAAACCACGACCTCGCAGAAGAACTACGAGGAGATGGTTCAGTCCTACGGCTTCGGCCTCGTGCCGGTGAAGCCCGAAGGACAGGGGACCAAGTACGACAGTCACTCGCAGGGCTACATCGCCCGTGCAGTGCATGTGGCCTATTCGCTGGGCTATGTCGTGACCAAGGAGGAACTCGCGGACAATCTCTACGGGGAAAAGTCGATGCAGCGTGCGGCAAATCTCGCCTTTTCGCTGCGACAGACCGAAGAGAACGTCGGCGCCAACGTGCTGAATCGTGCCTACACCTCCGGTTACAACGGTGGTGACGGCGTGGTATTGGCGTCGGCCTCGCATCCGCTGGCGATCGGCGGCACATGGTCGAATACGCTCGCTACCGCGGCGGATCTCTCGGAAGCTTCCCTCGAAGACCTCGCGGTGCAGATCATGAACGCGCTCAATCCGCGCGGGCTCAAGATCTCACTGATGCCCAAGCGGCTGATTCTGCCGACGGCGCTGGTGTTCGATGCGGATCGCATCCTGAAGTCAGAGCTGCAGAACGATACGGTCAACAATGCGATCAACGCATTGAAGGCTCGCGGCATCATTCCCGAAGTCGCGATCAACCACTATCTGACCGACACCGATGCATTCTTCGTGAAGACGAATGCGCCGAATGGCCTCACGTGGTTCGACCGCGAGATGACGCAGTTCACGCAGGACTCCGATTTCGATACGGAGAATGCCAAAGCGAAAGTGTATCGTCGCTTTAGCACCGTATGGGGAGACCCGCGCACCGTGTACGCAAGCCCCGGTGCCTGAAGACTTCGCAAGGTAGTTCGATCTGAAGGGCCCCACTCCGGGGCCCTTCTCATTTTCAAACTGTGAAATTTCCAAGGACCCCATCGGGGTTCACAGGAGAATTGTAAATGGCTGCTTCCAATTTCCCGAACGGCTTCAATGCCGTGAGTATTCGGGGCGTGCCGCTGGTGCAGACGCACCCCGGCAAGGCGTTTTGGGTCTCAAACAATGCTGCATCCGTCCTTCAGGGGCATCGCGGCGGATCGGATGGAAATCGAGGGACCTTCGAATCGCCTTTCGCCTCGGTCAATTATGCGATCACTCAGTGTGTCGCAAGTCGTGGCGATATCGTGTTCGTCAAGCCGGGGCATGCGGAAACGCTGTCAACCGCCACGGCGTTGGTGGCGAACATCGCAGGCGTTGCAATCATCGGCTTGGGTATCGGCACCGCACGCCCGACCTTCACGATCGATACGATCGCGACCGCCAAGATCCCCGTGTCCGCAGCGAATGTTTCGTTTCAGAACTGCGTGTTTGTCGCAAACTTTGCCGACATCGCAACGGTGTTCCTGCTCACGACTGCGCCGGGCTTTACGGTTGAGCGCTGCGAGTTCCGTGATACGGATGCCACTCACAATTTCCTCACTGTCGTCACGACGACTGTCGCGGTGGTAGCGGACGATCTGACCTTTTCGCGTAATCGGGTGCTATCTCTCGGGACCACGGCGGCAACCACTGCCATCAAGGTTCTGGGCACGCAGGACAAGCTCACGATCTGCGACAACTACTTCACCCGGGCTGCGATCAGCAATACGGCCGCGGTGCTTGCGCATGCGGCGCTCGTGGTCACAAACCTCGACATGGGTCGAAACCTCGTGTTCAGCCCGACGACCGACACATCGAGCGGCGGACTTCTCATCACGACCACAGCCACGACCAATACCGGCATGGTCTACGACAACTACGTGAAGTCTCTGGATGTGGCCGGAATGCTCATCATCACGACCGGTAGCAAGTACGGCTTTACGAACAACCTCATGTCAGGCACCGCCGATTCCTCTGGAATCGTGATCCCGGCCGCTGACAGTGACGGATCCTGATCTGTAACCCTTTCGGAGATTTTCCATGTCCATCATCAATGGTTTCGACTACAACCGCCGGGGTCAGGTCTTCACCGCCTGCAATCAGGCCGCCGCGACGGTCACCCTCATCAACACCTCAACCGCGACGGGGTTCATTCTTTCCAATCCGTTCGGTTCGAACGCGAAGCTGGCACTGCTCTCGGCGGCATTCGCCTACACGACGGTACCGACTGCGACGGCGATCATCTTCCTCGCGCAAAGCATTGCGCCAAGTGCCATCGCGCATGCTTCCGTAACCGCCGTAAACGTCTACTCAGCCGATGGATCGGGTGCCTCAGGCAAGGCGGTAGGGCGCGCCTACAGCGCCTCTACAACGCCAAACCTGCCGGTCTATACCCGCATCCTCGGGTATTCCCCGACGACGCCTGCGACCGCCAGTGGCCTCACCATGCGAGCCCAGATCGATGGCGAAATCATCCTCGTTCCTGGCTCCTACATTCAGATCAGCTACATCACCACGGCCCCCGTGGGAATCACTGAGATGACGTGGGCCGAAGTGCCGGTGTGATTTTCCAAAGGGGGCGAAAGCCCCCTCTCTTTTTGCGGAGAGTTCCATGGCACACACGGTGAGCGTCACCAAAACGAGTGATGGGGATCGCTTCCTCATCCTTCGCGTTCTGATTCACGGCGATGGTACGGCGCCGGATCTGTCCAACTATCTGCTGTTCGATCCGGCCGACCTCAATTCCCAGCCCGTCCCGATCACGAATATGGCGCTGGTGGAGGCGTGGTACGACCTGAACGGGTTTGCGGTACGCGTGAAATACGATGCGCCGGTCGATCAGACAGCCTGGGTATTCACCCCTGGTGCCAGCAATCACATCGATTTTCGCCCCGTCGGTCCGCTTGCAAATGCAACCGGTATCGACGGCACGGGGGCGCTCCTGATCGACACATTCGGGGTCGTTTCCACATCGAATATCGGCATGCTGATCCTCAAGTTCAGGAAAAGCTGATGCCCTCCGGTTCCAAGAACTTGAGCGTTACCTGCAATGACATCATTGCGGCTGCACTGAAGAAAGCGGGCGTCTACCAAAGCGGTGAGCAGGCAAGTCCAGAGGAAGTGCAAGACGCAAAGTTCGCCCTCAACACGATGGTGAAAGAATGGTCGGCGCTCGGCATCGATGTGCCGTGGCGTACCACCATCACGCTCTTCGTGCAGCCTGGGCAGCAGTCCTACCTCATCGGTCCCACGGGGGACAATGCAACGAGCGCCTATGTCGAGACGACACTAGCCACCGCTGCAGATACGGGGGCTATCGCTCTCGCGCTGACCTCAATCACAGGGATGTCGGATGGGGACCACATCGGGATCAAGCTCGATAGTGGCGTGATTCACTGGTCCACGCTTGCCGATGCGGCAAGTGTGATTATCGCGGACGGGCTCGTCTCGGGGGCTTCCGCCGGAAATTCCGTCTATGCCTATACGGATAAGGCCTATCGACCGCAGAAAGTGATCTACGCCCTGCGCCGTAATGCGCAAGGATTTGATGTTGAGGTCACTCTGATCGGAGATACGGAATACCAGGGCCTCGCGCGCAAGGATCAGCCGGGCTATGTGAATCAGGCGTACTACACGCCAACCTTCGACAATGGAACGTTGTTCGTCTGGGCAACCTCTGGAAGCGACAAGCTCGTGCTCATCACGCAGAACCTCGTCGATAACTTCGATGCGCTGAACGATGCGCCGCAGTTCCCCATTGAATGGACCAATGCGCTGGTGTGGAATTTGGCCTCGGAGCTTTCTCCTGATTACGGCATGCCGCTCAAAGAGCGGATGGATCTGGAGCGCCGAGCCACCAAAAAGCTCGAAACATTGCTCGATTACGACACTGAAAACGCCTCGGTCATCTTGTCGAGAAATGTGCGGTGAGGCTGTCCTTCGGGCTTGAGAGTTACCAGCATCGTTCGCGGTCGCTTTCTGCCCAGCGCATGATTAATTGTTATCTGGAGATCGCGCCTGCGCAGGCGAAGACCTTTGCGGCGATCGTTCAGAGTTATGGGATTGCGGATCATCTCACGATCGGAAGCGGGAAGGTTCGCGGGGGTCTTGCGGTCAACGGCGTTCCTTATGTGGTCGTGGGAACGAAGCTCTATCGCATTCCAGAAACTGGCGCCGCCATCGAATTAGGATCTATTCCGGGCACAGGCTATGTGGATATGGCGGGCGATGAAACGCACGTCATGCTGGTCACTGAAGGCCTTGGATACTACTGGGATGGCACTCTGGTCACACGGATCGTGGATGAGGATTTCCCGGGCGCGGATTGGGTTGAGACGCTCGATGGCTATTTCATCGTCGGGGTTCCCAACAGTGGGCGCTTCGCGATCAGTTCGAATCGAAATCCCGCCGCGTGGGATGCGCTCGATTTCGCAAGCGCTGAGCGCTATCCGGATGACATCGTCTCGGGGATCGTGGATCACGGTGAGCTGATCTTGCTTGGCAAGATGTCGGGTGAAGTTTTCACCGATACCGGAAATGCCGACTTTCCAATCGAAGCCGTTCCCAACGGGATATTTGAGGTGGGCTGTCTGTCACGATTTGGTCCCGGGAAGATCGACAACACCATTTTCTTTCCAGGACATGACGGCATCGTTTACAAGCTGAATGGTTATAAACCAGAGAGAGTTTCCACTCACTGGATCGAGCAGATCATAGAAGGCTGGCCAAACAAGACCTGTTATGGAATGACATGGGTCGAGGGCGGCCATAAATTCTATGGCCTGTCTTCATCCAGTGGCGCGGTCGTCTACGACATCTCCACCGGTAAATGGCACGAGCGAAAAAGTCGCGGCTATGATCAGTGGCGACCTCGTTTTGTCTTGAGAGCCTATGACGAATGGTTCGTCGGTGATCAATTCAGCAACAAGCTCGGCAAGCTCGACCCGGATATCTTCACCGAGTGGAACGAGATCCTGCGCAGCTCCGCTGCCTCGGCCTCGGTATCGAACGACGGCGAACGCGTACGGCACTTTCGTCTCGAGCTGATCTTTGAGCAGGGCGTCGGCCTCATCACGGGCCAAGGATCAGATCCGCAGGTCATGTTGCGCTGGTCAGATGACGGTGGTCGTACCTGGTCCAATGGACATTGGCGAAGCCTTGGACGGACCGGAAAATATACAGCGCGCACGATCTGGAATCAGCTCGGTTGGTCTCGTGACCGCGTCTATGAATATGCCATCTCCGATCCGGTGAGGCGTACGCTCATACTTGCAACGACCAATGTAGATATCGCAGATCGCGTCGACAAGGCGGCGGCGAACTGATGTCGATCAAACCGTTCAAGGTTACCCCGACCAATGAACGTGAATGGGCTCGTTTTTTTCAGGATACCGAGGTCATCCCCACCGACGGAAGCGTCGGTCCGGATCAGCTGGCGGATCATTCCGTCACGCTCATCAAGCTTGAGGTTGCAGGGTCCACTGGTCAGCTTCTGATCCGTCGTGGGGCCGATATGGCCTACGACACGCTGGATGACGGAGACATTCCGCTCAGCATCGCGCGCACATCAGCGGTTGTTGCAGTGGCCACGGGCGCATCAGATGCGCTGGCAGCGCATGTTGCAGCCCCTGATCCGCATCCGGTGTATACGACCGCAGCAGAGCTTGCTACGGCGCTCGCCGACTATTACACGAAGACGTCCGCGGATGCGCGCTACCTCCTGTCAGCGAACGTCCTGAGCGGTTCCAAGACCTATGACCCGCCGGACCTTGCCACAGATGCGCTCGATATCACGACGGTGACGGTGACCGGGGCAGCAGCAGGGGATTTCGCGCTGGCATCCCATGCGGATGTTTCCACCTCGAATGCCGACAAGGTGGAACTAGTCGCGAAGGTCACGGCGGCAGATACGGTGTCCGTGTACATCCGAAACAATCACACTACGAACGTCAATCTTGCGTCTGGGACACTGAAAGTGCGGGTTTGGAAACAATGAGGAATTTCGTGAAGCTGGCCGATGGCATCGATATGGTGCCATTGCAACTGGCTCTGGCGAAGACGGATCTATGGAATCAGTTCACTTTGAGAACCCAGACAGAAGGGTCGCCCCATCGACAGCTCGATGACATCTGGCTGCGGATGAATGACCTTGAGAAATGCCGTCAGGCGTCGGTCGATCCGGGAGTTTTTGTCGATCATCGTGAGTCGATCAATTACCCAGCATGGTCGCAACTTCCGGCTGCCCGGGCGCTCGTCATG